AACCGTCAGTGGAAAATTTTGATGATGCAGGCTACCATGTCCGTTATGAAGATGGATATGAAAGCTGGAGTCCTAAAGATGCCTTTGAGAAGGCTTATCACGTGGCTGATACCCCTCTTGACCGTATGTATATCGAATATAATGAGTTGATGGACAAACATAATAAGTTAGTCCTGTTTCTTGGTCGAAAAGATGCTGTTGAAATAGCTGGTAAAAATCAGGTTGCTTTAATGCAGCAACAAAAAATACAGATGCACGACTATCTTATTACCTTGAAATTTCGCATTGAATTAATGAAGAAATAAATATTGGCTATACGGTGGTTGAATGTCTGCCGTATAGTTCAAATCGGAACAAAAAAGGAATAAATTATGCAATACATATTAACAGAACAAGAATATAGAGCTTTAACCCCCATTAGTGAGGTAGATAAACTCAAAGAAGACATACATCTTCTGAATGATAAAGTTATGGAGCTTAGTGAACATCCATGTGGAAGTAATGCAGATTATAGAAGTATAACCTTTTATTGCGATGATTGCCCGATTGGTGCATTTGGCACTGGAACTTGCACAAAGAGTCAACAGTATTCTAAATAACTCCTAATTAAATTATGAAACAGACAGTAGAAGAAGCGGCGATAGAAGCAAGAATGGCAAGTGCCGAAACATTAACTACTTATGGTACGCACACATCACTTGATGATTTTGAATATTTATCTCATGATGAAATTGCAGAAGCCGCATTTGTGAAAGGCGCCGAATGGCAATCAAAGCAGCCCCCTTGGATAAGCGTTAAGGAACGGTTGCCGGAGGAAGGACAGCCTGTATTAATAAGACTTAAAGATGGTGTTATTAGGCTTGCATGTTATGATATAGAAGAAGATAGCAATATATACTTCTGGAATGACAATTACGCCTATGAAACATTCCGACCTTGGGATGTTACTCATTGGAGAGAAATCACGTCTTTCGATGAGATACTCGAAGCGAACAAGGATGTACTTGAACGGATTAAAGAGAAAGGAGATTAGATATGAAAACAGAAGAAGTAAAATTAAAGAGATACTTTCCAAGTGAAGGTATGGCGTTAAAAATAAACATCTGGATGTATGATTATAGCGAGCACAAATTTGTTGACAGCGTTTCATACACAAAAGAACAAGGGGTTATAATTGATGAAAATAGGTTGATATCAATAAAAGAAGTACCTATGGAAGAGTATAATGATTGGATTAATAATACGCCCGGACTTGCAGTTTCGGCATTTAGTTTTTGAAATTATGAGAGGAAAATTGAAAACATCGTTTCTCGTGTCAGAAGATATGGCTCTTGTAGAAGGAGCGGAAGTGGAAATCGTAGATATTCGCTATGGGTGTGAAACCTATTATATGTGCAATATACCATCAGGAATCCGTATTCCTATTGAAAGTAATAAAATAGAAATAACTGATTATACACCTTTTGCAGATTGGAATTCTTTGAGAAGGGAATACGCATGTAGGGCAATGCAGGGTATTTTGAGAGTTTACTGTACTGTGAATGACCCTGAAAGATATGCACTTGTAGCTAAAGACGCTGTAAAATACGCAGACGCGTTAATAGATGAACTAAGAAAATAGCCTTTCTACATATTCATTTAGGGAGTTTGCCGAGTTTTATATAAGCTCCTTAGTCTTGTGTCCTACCACAAGACAAAAACCCAGTATCCTACTACTGGGTTTATACTATATAATTTGAAATATGGAAACAAATAGAGTACAAGTAAAATTAGTAGTATTCCCTACTAATAAAAATGAGTGGAATAATAACTATTGCAGCTATTGTCCTGCGATACGTGATTTCTGTGCAAGAGGAAATACAATTCCAGAAGTTATAAAATATGCCGAAATGCGTCTGAAAGAAGAATTACAAGACCAAGTTTCCTATAATACCTTAGAAAAATGTGGGTGGAAAGTATCTGAAAATTCAGCGATTCCTCCTATATTTGCAGATGAAGAGTTGGTGTTACAAACTGAATGCTGCTTTGGAATAAAAATAAGTAATTACCAAATTATAGAATTAGATGTTGAAGTTCCAGATAAATCAAGTCATAATAAGTTTGACGATTACGACCCTAATTTTAAGAGGTTAATACAAAAAGCCCTAGCTTATAATCCTAGAAAGACGAAAAATAAGGGGTAAAACCTTGTTCAACCACAAATTTATATTTAAAAGACTCAAATTGATTAGCCCGTTTTGTGTGTGAAACCAAAAATTTCCGCACAAACGGGTTTTTATTTTGGCTGTCAGGTAATTAGGTAGTGGTAATAAGGAGTAATTATAGTAGGGTAGATTATCCAACCAAGAGAATAAGGGGTAAAAACGTGGTTTTATATGTAAATACACGGGAGAAAATGCGCGGAATCTCCGGAAACCCATTCGCGGGTTAATGTTTTAATATGAATAATACTATAATATACATAGTAAAAGTATATAATTACATACTGATATACTATGACAAGATTGTTCAACCACAGCTATATAAAACTTTGTTCAACCACGGGTATATCTAAGCGGGAAAGGTAAAAGACAGGTTTTTGCTGTGTAATTAGCGGCAGCAGGGTAGAAAATCGGTGTAATTTGGCTAATTAGCGTGTTATTTTAGCTAGTTACGCTTATATTATAGAATAAGATTGTCCATGTTTTACCGGAATTTCCTAGGAAACTACTTATTTTATACAGGAATATTGTCCATATAGGTGTTTTTATTACTCCAGCATAGGGAAAAACGAGGCTTACCTTGACAGAAGTAACTAGATTATTCTAATTATGGGTGTTTTTATGTAGAAATAGGGTGTTTTATTTAATTAGATAGCTAATTTATTTAATTACGTGGCTAATTTTTATTTCAGGCACTTATTTATCTAATTAGAATCTTATTTTTCCAATTGCGCGGATAAATTAATTGGCTGTTTTATTATATACTATATATAGTATTATAGACTTTCCTTATAGAATTACAGAATAAATTTATCCGGCGATTTGTTTTCTTATTATATGGCAGTTATTTTTCAGAAAAGAACAGTTACTTTTATCACGGATAGAACATTTATAGGTGTTTCTTTTATTATAATAACAGCAACAGAACGGGAGTTACTTTGAAAGCGGTGTGTGCGGATGGATATTTGGATGGAAGTAACCAAGAGTGTATGGCATTTCATCTATGGTAGCTCGAATAGACAGCCCCCACCCTTAAATAACTTTGGGCACAGGAAACGGACCGGGTGGTTGACGTAGGTTAGACAGTGGATTTTAGAACCTGTGTTTTTACTTTGATAGAAATAAAAGTAACTGCACGATGTGTGGAACGGTGTGGAGTGGTGTGAAAATTGTGGGTTTGTGTGGCATTTGCATATTTGAAAATAAATACTTCGTGTGTGAACGGGTACGTGTGCGGCGTTTTGACGGGTGTGAAATATTTCGTATATTCATTTTGATAAAAAGAACTAAACCGATACGTGTTCCCAAAAACGGTAAACAGGTGAAGGATGCCATGAGCGTTCTGGCAATATATGATATATAATATAAATATTAAATTGAAAAATGTTATAATCATTATTGTCCGGATGGGGGAACGGTAGAGGAAAAAACCAATTAAATTTTTAACTCATGTCTAGAAATTATACGTATAGCTATTACGACCCGTTTGAATATCCCAATGAAATTGATGCGATGGGTTCGGTGGGAGAAGTATATGCCAGGTCCGTAGCGGACGCATTCCTTGAGGCTCTTGACATTGTTCCTGTCGAGTGTTGGGAAACGTTACAAGTAGAGGGAATCACCCTGTATTCCATACTGGGTAGTGATGAATCTTTTTTTAAGCCCAGGTTCAGACAAAAAATCTTTAGTCTATTTCTACTTAGACAATTGCATCTTGTTTCGGATAAATGCTATAAAGTGATAAGAAATCTATGAGTACCTATACAGCAACCTGTAATCAGTGTACAGTATGATGGTTAACAAATTTTAATATAGTTACTTTGAAAAAAGTATCTTATTGTTTTGTTATATTGAAAAAAATAACTACTTTTGTATATCGAAATAATAAACATAGTAGTCACCACTAAAAGACAATAGAAAATGGAAAAGAAATTTAATGCAAGATTAGGACGTATGGTAACTTACAACTCTTATCCTTATAAGAAATTTGTAATTGAGAAAATTAATTCCGATGGAACACTTAATATGGCAATAGGTGATTGGAAAGTGTTGAATGTTACAGTTGATAAAGTTTGCAGATAAGCACTGTTTTAAATGAACCAATAGATTACAATTATGAAAACGAAAGCACTGACAGTGGACGACTTGATATTTGAGATTCATAAGGCAAGTCCTACCAATTCCGTTCACACACTCCGGACACTGAATGAGGAAACGCTTCTGAAAATCTACCAGTGGGCATGTACGCCCGACCATTCGGTAAAGATTGTCCGTGACGAGAGAATGTACGACAATAAGGGGAATGTGGTTCCCGATGAAATCGAGGACGAGGAACCGGATGTTCTTGAACCGTATGACATGGAATATCTGAAAGACAAGTCCGAAAGCGGTTTCAAGCTGTCACGCACCGAGGAACATTTCATGATGTGCGTCAGAAAGCTGGAAGATGAGTTGAAACGTCAGAAGGTGAAGTTCGAGTGGTATGGAAGATGGCAGTGCTTCCGCATATACAGGTACGTTTCCGATTCGGAATTTCCCACTTACCGTTACATAGGGTATGATGTTGACAACAAGGATTTCTTCTATGGTACGGAAGACGAGGATATCGAATACGGACGTGATGTGAAAGCCGTGGTGGAAGCCGCCCGTAAATGGCAGACATCGGAAATGGTGTTGAAACAGAAAAGAATAAAAACCAATAAAAAGACAAGAAAATGAAAAAGGAGATTCATTGCACGATAGGTGGTGTGGAGCTGCTACGTGAAGAGGTGGAGATGATGTATTCCCAGAAACTGTACATCGTGGCGTACACAGGCGTGTATCAGATATTGTTCAGTCAGGCGCAGGACCGTTACCACGGTCAGAAGGTTTACAGTGAAAAAGGTTTGTCACGCAGGGGCAGGTTCTACACAATGACAGCCCCACAGGTGAACGAACTCATAGGAGAGGATTTGTTGGACGAAAACGTTTATTGACTATGGATGCTTCATTGTATGCAGTATTGTTCGGAGCGGTGGGCGAAGCCCCCACTCCATATCCGCTTTACCAGATTCATAAGGTGGCTGACGAGTTCGAGGGTATATTCGGTATCAAGTTTTCCAAGGTTCACGACAAACTTATGAGCGTTGTGTTCAGACTGGTGATAATAGACATATTCGCCTTTGACGACTGGCTGCATGAAAAGTACGGTAACTACGAGGAAGAGGGAAAGTCCATGCGTGACATTGTTACGGAACACTATGGTGAGAAAGGAATGAAAATGATTTTAAACTTAATCGGATAATTATTATGAATACACTTTGTGACTTTATAAGCGGAAGATTCGGGAACAAGGTTCTTATTTCTCCTATAAGAAAATGGTGGGTGAGATTTTGGTATGCAGTATTGTTCATTATAGGTGCTATCCTGTTGGGATTGTTCCTGCAATTAATGACCGCCTTGAGCGATTTTGTAAATCATGTGGTATGGGGATAGATACATATACGTTTGAAGTGGACGGTGAAATGATAACGTTTTTCCGCTCCCCGAAAGGAAGCTATTCGGGAAAGTTCAACAGGATGGTGAAACTGGCTAAACTGTTTACCGGACTTGATTCCATGATGGGGCGTATAGCAAAAAGGGGAGAACTTGTAACACTGAACGCCCGGCTGGCGTGTGCGTGCCGGCTGATGCTCCATACGGGCATCCGCATAGGGAACGAATCTTCGGCGGAAGGATATATGACAACCGTAAGCCCCTATGACAAGACACGTGAACCGGAGTTCGTTCAGACCTATGGTCTTACCACCTTGCTTCCGGAACACGTTACACTAAGAGGTGGTAAGGTCTATCTGAACTTCTTGGGGAAACGTTCCGTAAAGAACAGCTTTGTTGTAACCGGCGACCTTGCGACCCATGTGGAGAAAATCAAACTTACCGCACAGCCTCCGGAAACGCTGTTCGAGATAACCGCCTATGAGTTTACCAAGTTTGTCAAGCGTCATATAGGAGCAAATTTCACTCCTAAGGATTTGCGTACCATGAGAGCCAACATCGAGGCGTGGAAATCATTCAGCCGGCATAAGGATGAACTGATGGAGGTTAAAACCAAATCGGCTTTCAATGCTTTAGTGAAACAGGTGTGTACCGATGTTTCCGAGAAACTTAACAATACGGCATCGGTATGCAAGACCAGCTATATCGACCCGTACCTTTGGGATTATATGTATGATGTTGCATTTCCGGAAAAACAAAAATGACATGGAAAGATATTTCTTGCGCTCCGACGGAGATAACTTTTGGTTTGTGCTTATATCCGATAAAGTGGAAAGCTATATGTATAAGTTTACAGTAACCGAAAACGAGCCTCCCAAAATGTACCGTTACGTTGGTAACGAGCCAATTGATTTAAGTACGTTTCATGAACTAACTGATATAAACCAATTTTCCGAACTCATTATTACTATATACCAGTTTGTGCACCTGTTTAACGCTGCACTATCAATTAACAAATATTAATATAGTTACCTTGAAAAAAATATCTTACTATTTTGTTATTCCGAAAAAAATAACTACTTTTGTGTATCGAAATAAAACGAACGGTCTATGAAGAAAGTTAGAATTAGTATCAGCATGGTTGACAGGAATACCATGTGTAAGGAAAGTGAAATGAACACCAGCGCAAAGAACGAAGCCGCTTTCATAAACAGGTGGAGCAAAAAACTCGGTGTGTCTAAAGCCGCCTTTGAACAAGCCTATTATGTTGATGGGTTTGAAACTGACGGAATAACATCTGAGGAACGTAAGATGCTCAATGATTTATTGAAGCGAAAAAATTGTGGAGCCGTTACCTTTTGCGATACACGGCATATCAACTGGCAGTCATTCATTAAACTTTATAGTAGGGATAACTGATTCCCTACTTACAATTTACCAGATGGGAATACAAGAAACCGTAGATTTGATTTTCATAGGATTCTGCAAGCCCCAGTTTTATAAACGTTCCGTATGGAACAAGGCTGTAAGGATATTGGAGTTCCTATGTGACAACACCGATGGAGCCGTTTTCAGACATGATTTCGGCAATGGCAAACAGAAGTACGACAGTATCGTACCGAGAACAACAGAACAGGTTACAAAGTGGGCGTACCTGTATAAGAATAACGCTCCGGCAATAGTCAAAAAAGTATCAAACATTTAATCTCACAAAATCATGGAAGCAAAAAAATTCATCAGCACAGTAAAAGGATTCAGAACAAGATTCGGTAAAACTCCCAATGTGGAACTTGAAAGAAAACAGGTTGAAGGCATCGTTGAAAAAATGGGCGGTAAGATTGAAGTGTTCCAACTTCTTAAAGCCGAGAATCCCGAACTACTCGATTACGTCAAGGGTGTTCTTGGTATCGTTAAAGTGAAACCGGCGGAAGAACCTAAACCGGCTGCTCCTGTGGTGGAAGAAAAACCCGTTGAGAAGAAAACCAAGGCTAAGAAATCGGAGGTTCTTGAAGTGGCTCCGTCTGTCAATGGTAAACTATATGAAATTGACACAATCAAGAAAACCTGCCATAAGGTCATAGGTGACTTCTCCCAGTTGGCTGATATTGTCGATACGGATGAAATGAGCCTGACAACTTATCAGCGTTATCTGAAAGACCGCTATTTCGGTGAGGATGTGACAATCAAGAAAGGCAAACTTCATTTCCGTGGATACCGTATCTCATGTACCAAGGAAAACGGGTTCATGGTTGAGGACACAACCAAAAAATATAAAGTGGTAGACACACCATTCGAGGGCATCCCTACTCCGGCTGAATTGGGAGATTTTTTTGAAGTTGCACGAGTTGAGCACACACCGGAAGAACTGACTGCTGCCATCGAGCGTGGTAAGGAAGCCAAGAAATCCAAGAAGAAAATCGAAGAGGAAACAGTGGTTGAGGAAGAGGAACCGGACTTCGATATCCTGCGTAAGAAAGTTCTTAGTAAAATCACGTGGATACGTAATGGCAAGCTGGCTGACTTTGACCCTATGTTATTCGCGGATATGATTCCCTTTAAACGCTGGCAGAAAAACGTGAAAGCTCTTTTGGACGACCTTTCAAATCGTAAGATACGCTATAAGTCATTCCTTAAGAAACTGGAGGAACTTACCCGTGAGGAAACATTTGAACTTCCTAGTAAGGAACCAAAGTATAAGTTTGTGGGCACTTTGCTTCCGGAGTTTCATAATGTTGACCGGATTGACGGTGATAAGATAATCGTTGACGGTAAGCCTGTTCCGGCTGTTCCTTTCTTGGTTGACTACCTGTTACACTATTGTCCGGAAGCAATGTACCAGCTTATGAAATTTGTCAAGGGTGAAATAACCGCTACCCAGTTGTTGAAGAATCCTATTGACGTGGATAAGAAAGTCGAGTTCAACAAGAAACTTATTGTAAACACTGTGGAGAATGTGAACATAATAAACTGCCTGTTCTCAGCCGTGGATATATATGCTCCGCAGGATATCCTTTGGGAAGGTGTTGAAGTGGGTGATAAGATTCTTATCTTGCTTGACAAGTGGTCTAAGAAAGAGATTACCAACATTGACGAAGAAGGTATATTCTTCGGACGTGAGGTGTTATTGAAAAGTGATAAATGGATAAAACTCGAAGATTAAACAATGAGGGGATTCCCACAGTAGACCTGTCGGGTAATCCCCTGTTCAAAGAGTTCCTAGTAGACATGGCGGTTCTGCCTAAACATGAGTTCATGCGAAGACACAGAATGAGCACTGATTCCTATTGGGAACTTTTCTTCCAATTTGATTTGGACGAGCTTGAGGAGGTTGTCAGAAAATCCTTGTGCTCTTTGTTCACGGAAAAAGGATGTATAAGATTGGATTTGTTCCGTTCCGTGTATATGTTCTATTCTGACAGATTAATAACATTCAATTTAATAAAGTTAGGTTATGAGAAAGATTTTTGCTGTTGCTGCCCTACTAATATTAACGGGCAGTATGTTTGCCCAAACTAAGTGGGCTGCCGAGGACATGGGCAAACTCATGTACGCTCCTATGGATTCCGTCCGTATGTGTCTTGAGGGTGCTTACCATGAGGTGAACGAGTTTAAGGATGATGTGTATTACATCTATTCACGTAGGGATAAGAAAAATGTTCCAGTGATTTTCAGATGTGGAGAAGGACGCGATTCCATTACCCGTGTATGGTCTGTGGAATTTCCATCTCCTGTAAAGAGCAAAGGTTATAAGACCGCTAATCTACGTGAGGCATTTTGGTTTGAATATTGGAAACAAGAATTAAAGAAATAATACTATGGCACTGAATAACTATACTACAGGAAATCGCCCCGTCAAAGGTAAGGAACTTACAGTCGAGGAAGCAAAGAAACTATTTGCAAATTTCAAAGTAAGCAGTTTAAAGAAAAAGTAATGATTGCACTTACTGTTATATTAGTAATCTTGGCAGCTACCCGTAAGAAACCTTTCTGGAGGTTTATCTTCTGGATGCTTGCTATTTTATCAATTATATTATGATTGAACTGAGAAGTTATAATGTAGAACGTATATGGCATGAAACTGCCATCTGTACCATAGGTAATGAGGTTGGTGTACATAAAGAGATACTGGAGAAAAATGCTCCTGCCATACGGGAGATGGTTTCCCAGATAGAAACCGACAAGGACGGGAATGTTCCGTTCATGTTTTGCAATCACCGAAAGGATGGTGAGTTGTGGACACCGTATTTGCAAATAGTCGAGATGCTAATCCGTCTTGGAAGAAAGATTGGTTGTGTGTCATGGGAAGGTAACTTATATTCAGAAACAATAATTCATATAGATTATGCCAAAGAAAAAAGTAACTGAGGAACTCGAAGAAGTTCAATTGGAAGATGTGAAACTTGCATTGCGCAATAAGATTAACAAGGAGTATGGAAGTGTACCTGCATTTTTGGAAACCGATTTTGGGAAAAGTCTTGGTGGTATGAAAATTCGTCCATACCTGTATGGTACGGGTTCGGTAAACTACACTATAATCGCCAAACTTTGCACTCATTTTGGTATTGGTTCTTTGACCCGTAAAGTGCAAGTAATACGTAAAACGTACTACTATATTAGTAAACCCTAAAAACGGTCTGTAATCGCTTAAAAACACTGTATTTATTTCCCCCTAAATTTCGTAATACTCACTATATTAAAGTAGTGAGTATTATTTTTTATTCCTATATTTGTAGGCGTAGAAGTTACAACAAAAATTTTGTAATGTATGAAAAAAGAAAAAACAATTAGAACTTATCAGCGTAAAACTAAGTCGGGTAAGATTACTACTGTAAAATCTCACACGGCTAAGTATGACGCTGCTGCGGAAGTAGCCAAAAAGGCTGCACGCAAGAAAGGGGCTGGTGATGAATTACAGGCTAAGCTTACCAAGATGCCAGACCCTAAACTTGAACTCCAGCAATATCTGGACGAACTGAAAAAGAGCCGTTCCGGAGCTTCTTCGGATACTGTCAAGACTACGAAACCTGCTCCGAAAAAGAAATTGAAGAAACCTGTCGGTGGAGGAATAACCGGACTTGAACCTAAAGAAACCAAGAAAGTTCCTGCCAAGAAACAAACAAAGCCGGCTCCTAAATCCTCCGGACTATCATCCACTGAATTTAAGGCATGGTATCACGACCCTAAATCTAAAGAGGGGAGAGCCGCTGCCAAAAAGCTAAAGGAACAGGTAGGTGCTGAAAAGTATAAGGAGCTTAACAAGAAAGCCAATGACAGCTACTCTTCCCGTGGGCATATCTCACTGTTTAAAAGTATCGGTTCGGACAGTACCTCTAAGGCTGCTCCTAAGAAACCTTTGAAAAAACCAGTAGGAGGTGGCATAACAGGATTGGAGCCTAATAAGAAAACCACAACAAAGTCTAAAACTCCGAAATTAAAAGATGTTGGACCTCTTTCCACAGGAAAAGTTATGCGGTCTAAAGCTGATATTCCTGCTAAACTTGCTAAAAGCTATGCAGCTTTTGAGGACATCCCTTTAAAGCAGGCGTATGATGAACTTATGGTTGCGTCTAAAAAAGATTATAGACGTACTGTTGCTTTTCATAAAGGCCATTACTAGAAGAGAAAAATCCCAGTGTTGGCATTATTAAATAATTTCTATTATCTTTGTAGGTGAGCATCGGTAAAACGGTGTTCACCTATTTTTGTACCCAATCGGAATGAAATGCAGATTGTATCTTCTAATATAATGACAGCAGACTATGATAGGAAGTCGCGGACACTTACAATGGTATTTGTAAACCGTCCGAGATGGGAATACCAATATTACAATGTTCCTCTTCCTATATGGACTAGATTTGTAAAGTCTGAAAGCAAGGGAGAATACTTTTCCGCAGTAATCAGAGATGTATATCGTTACAGAAGAATTATAAAGTAGAATTAAAAATCGAATCATTATGGCAACAGTAACTAGAGTATTTGAGTTTGACAGTGCACATCGGGTTATGAACGAGAAGGTGAAATGTTTCAATCTTCACGGACACCGTTTTAAAGTGGAAGCCACTTTTTCCTATATGGACGTAAAGGAAATAGGCTATGCCATAGATTTCAAGGAATTGAAGCGTGTATGCGGTGATTTCATTGACGAGTTTTTAGACCATGCCTGTATTCTTAATCCTATGGATACGGAACTTCTTAAATTGTGCCGTTCCAATAATTGGAAAGTATATGAAATGGGGCTTGGTATCAAAACGGACATAAACCCGTCTGCTGAAAACATAGCCGGAGAACTGTTTACCATATTCCGGAAGTTCTTCACTCCCTCGGAACATGGTATTCAGATTGAAAAGATACGCCTTTATGAAACTCCCAATTGTTGGGTGGAGAGTGACAGCTTCATACCCTATTCTAAAGAGTGTAACGTTTTTCTCCAAACATGGCGGAATATGAAAGGTAATATGTCTTATGATATAAGAGAGGAATAATATGCCTGTACGTAGTAAGAAGAAAAAAGAACTAAAGGAACAGGGATACGTGTTCGAGGCTACTGGTAAGAGCGTTTCCGAAATACATACCGAGGAACTGGTAGGTAAAACCGTGGAGTTTGATGCCCACGATGTAACCGCCAAGATTATGGAGTTCGGCAAAGTTCTTACTGGTATTTCCCTGTACTCCTATCAGGAAGATATAGCATACGGAATCATATACTCCGTGATAACTTTTTCGGGTGACGTAAAGACAGTGCTTCTTTCCCGTCAGTCGGGTAAATCCGAGGTTATGGCTTTTGTCATTGATACGCTATGTGTTATTCTTCCGGCACTGGCTTCAATCATTCCCGATTTGGAACAGTTCAAAACCGGATTCCGTGTAGGACTTTTCGCTCCCCAGTCAGACCAGGTTGTCACTACCTATTCACGTTCAATGACCCGACTGAGGTCTGCAAATGCGGATATGGTTCTTACAGACCCGGATATTGACGTATGGCTAGAAAGTGTGGCACGCCTTGAATTGTCAAACGGTTCTTTTCTTGCCGGACAGGTTGCCAGTAAGCAATCCAAGATTGAATCAAAGACGTATGATTTGGTTATTGTCGAAGAAGCGCAGGATGTTGACGACCTTATTGTCAGCAAGTCTATCGAACCTATGCTTTCCTCAACCGCGGGTACTCTTATAAAGGTAGGTACAACAGGTATGACCAAGAACCATTTCTACTATGAAATAAAGCATAACCGTGAACTGGACAGGAAGTGCCTTGACCCACGGGTACGGCATCATTACGAATATGACTATAAGAAGATTATCGCCAGCAGACGGGAACAGTATGAAAAGGACGGAAAGAGATTCCATTTGAACTACGAGGCTGACATCTATCGCAAGCGTGAACGTTGGGGTGAGGAATCACAAGCGTTCAAACTTGCCTACGCCCTTATTTGGGATATTGAAAGCGGTATGCTTCTTACGGATAAGGAATTTAATGGAATCATAAACCGCAAGTTGGGATTTCAGGTTCCCAATGTTACCGATTTTGTTGTGGCTGGTTTGGATATTGGTAAATCTCCTGCTGAAACAGTGCTTACCATAGGTAAGTCGTGGAAAGACTTGGATGAACCGTTTAAGAATCCGTATAAGCAGGTATTATGCTGGGCGTGTCTTGGTGGCGCTGATTATGAGGAACAGCATCATATACTTCTTGACTATATAGCCGAATTTAATATCGCCAAAATATACGCGGATTATACTGGTGTGGGAAAACCCGTTGTTGACCGGCTTATGTATGCTTGTGGCGAATACGTGGATATAACTCCATATACTTTCACCGCACAGAGCAAATCAGACATGTGGTATAATTTCATCTCTGATATTAAGACACGCAGACTTATAGTTCCGGCTAATAAGGTAGTGAGAGGAACTTCCGAGTATTCCAAATTCGAGGAACAGATGAAAAACTGTCAGAAGTATTTCAACGGCTCCTTTATGGTGTGCGAAAAAACGGAGGGGTATTTTGACGATATGGTGGACAGTGCGGCACTTATGTGTCTTGCTGCAAATGAAGAAGAAGTGGTTAAGGAGGAAATGGAAGTGTCCGATAATCCTCTATATGGTGGAATAACTGAAACAATTAACGCAATAAAAAGACATTCGTACTAATGGGAATAAATGTAGGAGGTATGGACCCTACTGGTGGTAGCTACAGTGGTTATCCGGGTTCAAAGTATTGGAATGTGGACAGTCGTCCACTTAGTGAGGCAACCAATGTCTTACGTAGTTTTGTATTGCAGAACATAGTGCAGGATAATAAATGGGAACTTGACAGAATCACCAAATATTATCTGTACTGGAAGTTCTATGACGGAATGCACTATAAGGACTTCAATGACGGTATGCTTTCCTTTAATTATATAAAGGCGTTCATTGATAAGGTCAATATGTTTTTGCTGGGTAATGAGGCTTTCACTTTCCATGTGAAGAGTTTCTATTCCGACCAGATTGACCGTGAGCTGGAGAAAATTGCCGAAGAACTTATGATGTACCACTGGGGTAAGTCGAACAAGTTGCAGTTGTCCTATGAGATGTTGCAGATGGGTGGTATAACAGGTGACTGCTGGCTTATGGCTGAATGGATGCCGGAAATTCAGGATAGATATGTGAAAGTATCTGTGCTTGACAGCCGGCAATGTTTTGTGGAATTTGATAACGGAGATTATAATAAGGTGAAATCTTTCTTGGTGCGCCAGCCTTTACAATCCGGACCCGACCAGCCTTATAAGTTGTACGTTATTAAAATGAGTGCGGAAACCGTTGAAACTTGGTATCAGGTAGATGTTAACCTTGAAGAAAGTAACGTAGCCAAGTATAATCATACCGAGGTTCCGAATAAATACGGGTTCATTCCAGTAGTGCATATAAAGAACAAGCCAAACTCTTCCGGCTATTATGGAAAATCTGATGCTAATGATATCCTCAAGATAAACAAGATTTATAATGAGGTGATGCAACAGTTGAAAGCCGTGATTGACTACCATGTTACTCCGACCACAGTAATTACAGGTGCTTCTGCCAAGTCATTGAAAAAAGGTTTGGGGCAGATATGGTCTGGACTTCCTGCCGAGGCTAACGTATTCAACTTGGGCTTGGATGTTGATTTGTCGGCTGCTGTTAATTTCGCCAAAGACTTGAAAACCGCAATGCACGAATTATCCGATGTTCCGGAAAATGCGCTTGGAAAGATTCAGGCTATTAGTAATACTTCCGCAGCAGCATTGCAGATTACTTATCATCCGCTTATACAACAGGCTAACATAAAGGCAATGACCTATGGTGAAGGTATCTCACAAATGAATACCATAATTTTCCGTATTCTTGAGATAGAGGACCCAGACAACAAACGGTTAAAACGTATCAAGAAGTTAAGCTCGAACTTCCTCTCTGAGATGATAGTTGAACCTGTGTTTGCTTTCGGTTTCCCCAAAGACAAAATGGATGAATTGCAACGTGCACAGATGGAGTTACAGATGAAACTTGGTTCACGTAGGGAAATCATGGAGCGCATGGGAAAACAAAATATACCGGACTTGCTTAATGAAATTGACGATGATACTGTAACACAAGCAGTATTGCAGGCACGTATAGCCGCACTGACTTCCGGAGGTGATATAGAAGTTTCTGATACGGGTAATGAGGAAGAAACCGATGAAACCCCCAATGAATTTAGTGAGGAACAGGGTAGTGAAGAGTTCTAGGAAGTAATTTTGCAGGTTTTATTTTGTCAATTTAGAAATAATTCCTACTTTTGAACGCTATCAGTAATAAAATAACAAATTGTTTCATTTTAAAAATCAAATGTTATGGCAGGATTGCAGACATTAGACCCTAAAAATCCCGAAGCATTGCATGATATCGGGCAAAATAAGGGTATGCAGGTTGGCGAAAAATTCGTCAATCCGGGTACGCCTAGCGCACCACTGGTTAGTAGAGAACAAATGACGCAAGCCACAGTAAAGGGCAACGGCAATAATGTTCTGAAAGACAACCTTATTAAGTAGTAGAAATCTAATTGTTACTTTTAATCGTAGAAAAAATGAACGACGAAGAAAGAAGAAACGTAAGCATCCCAGAAAGTGTTACAATTAATGGTATTACTTATGTAGTGAGAGATACCCCCGAATTGCAGAAGTTCATGCAGGCTGTATCCAAGGTTGAGAAAAACAAGTTGTACTCCCAGTTTGATTCCATCAAGAACCAACTGGAAGATTTACGTAAGATACAGGTGGTTCCGGATTCACCGAATGGTGGTTCCAGTGCCAACATTAAGGAAATCGTAGAAGCATTGCGTGGTACATTCGTTACACGTGAAGATTTGGAAACCTCCTTGAAGAATACTGTATCCGAAGTAATCAGACCTGTTATTCAAAATTCCGAGGAACAGAGAAAACAAGAATTGGATGCATATCGGAACTCAATTATTCAGGCGCATATCAATGAGTGTATTCCCGAACTTGTTGAGGGTAATTCAAAAGAAGAACTGGATGCTTCCTTACAGAAGTCAATCGAGTTACGCTGCAAATATCCAAGTCCTAGTTCCGCAGCAGTGCCACATGGCAGTAAAGTTACTGACCCACTTATTGCAGAACAAATGCGACAGGAAAATGAGAAGGATGCACCGGCTCCGTCACCAACTCCAAGCCCTGCACCAGCTCCTGCACCAGCTCCGACAGTTCCACGCAGAGAAGCGCCGGAAGTTTCAGGTCCTACAAGTGTAAAAACCATGCCAATGTCTGAATTTGCGGCTCGCAGAGAACAGCTTGAAGCAGAACTTCGTGCTACTTACGGAGGTGTAGGTCCTACCCAGTTATAATAACAACTAAAATTAATAAGTAAAGATTATGTCAATTCTATTTGTATTAATGCCAATGTTATTGGCAACATTAGGATTCCTGTTCTTTGGTGATACCACATCAGCCGGAGTAAATGAAGGCGGTTATGTGTCTATTCCACAGGTAGTCCGTGATTTCTATTCCCGTGAGGTTTTGTACAAGGCACAGCCTCGCTTGCGTTTCTTACAGTTCGCCAAAATTAAACGTGATTTGCAGGCGGTCAGAGGAAAAGCTATTGTTTTCGTTAAATATGATAACCTTGAAGGTGGTGGAGAACTTGAGGAAAATGATGTTCTGACACCGGAAGGAATGAGTACATCGGAAATTGTTGTTCCCGTTAAAGAGCAGGGTAATGCGGTACAGGTTACTGAATACTTGTTGCGTACTTCTATGCTTGACGTACTGGGTGACGCTTCCAAACTTCTGGCAAATAACATGGCTAAAGTATTGGATACTCAATTCCGTGATACAGTATTAAAGACTTCCAATGTGGTTTACGGAGGTACAGCCAAGTCATTGGCAGAAATGACTACGACTAGTGCATTCACTACAAAAACAGTTAAGGACGCAGTAGAAATTTTGGCTTCAAATGATTCTCCAAGAATCAATGGCGATTATTATGTTTGTATCGCATCTCCGCACCAGCTCCGTCAATTACGTGACGACCCCGATTGGATTAATGCCAATACCTACATGGGACGTAGACAGTTGTATATCGGTGAGGTTGGTATGTATGAGGGTGTTATCTTTATTGAAACAACTCAGATGCCCCACTTGAACGCTGAACAAATCAAGACCAAGTATGGTAGTGGCGGTTCTATTACAGAAGGTTATGAAGCTGTGTTCTTCGGAGAAAACGCATACGCATGGGGTGTGGCTCTTGATGTTGAATTACGTGATGATGGCGTAGTTGATATGGGACGTAAACATACTCTCGGATGGTATGGTATTTGGGGAACCGGAATCATTGAAGAAAAGAATATTGTCAAAGCTCTCTCTGTATAACAGAGGGGCTTTGCCCATTTAGTAACAATTAAACATTTTACCAATCATGGCAAAAAATAATCCAGAGGAAACAATAGTAGATACCGCACAAGATAACGCAGAAGTTACTGTGATTAAGAAGGCTTCAAAAAGTGTCGCATTTTACGCTCTTGAAGAGATTGATTCTTGGATTGGCGGTACTCACTATCAGTTGAAAAAAGATAAGGAACATAAGATTCCCGAAGATGTGGCTGCTATCTTAAATAACAGTCGCAAAGGTTACAGACGCTAATTAATAATCATGGCCCAGTCTAAAGTTACTTTGAATGAAATAATGAAAGCGGTTAGGGAGCTTACCTTTGACCGCTTCATTATTCCTGCTTTCGCTATCAAACAGATGGGAAGTGGGAACTTTATTGAAATTGACCCTAGTTTTGAACCGGAAATTTCTGACCCAGACGTAGAATTAATCAAGGGAAAGCTGACCTTGTATAAAGTAGCAGAGGGAGAAACAGAAGAATCATCGAAGAAAATTATCGTAGAAATCGTTTTCCAACAGTACCCTACTATGGAAGACGTAATGGACAAACTTATCGAAGAAGGAATAATCGTAGCATACACTCCATATTTCAGAGGACAGGAACCGGCTAATTCACTAATCAAAGTAAATAAGGAACTTACAGAGGACTTTACCGCTTTCAGAAGATATTTCTTTTCTGATTCGGAGATTGTGGAAATGATAAGATGGTACTATGCAAAGGTACTTGATATCTGTGACAAAGAAATAAACGATGAACTTATAGGAAAACTTAAACGCCCTAGTGAAAAACATCTGGCTATATGGGTTTCCTATTATTTGGTTGATAAAAGACGTTTGTATGAGAACGCTGCAAACGCTATCGGGCAAACTTTTACTGATGGCTCTGATTATACAGGTTCCGATAGCAATTCATCCCCTACTTCTACCACAGTTCAGATAGGTTCCGTATTCACTATCACGGAAGATACTTCCCAAGGATATTTCTACGAGGACTTCAATCGTGTGGGTTCTGATAATACATGGGGTGACAGATACTCGTTTTGGTACAAACTCATGCTCTATTTAAGAGGATTGCTTGAAGAAACTTTCGGAGATTATTCTCTACGCAAGGACAATGTGATTCCGGGTTACATACAATTGCAGAGAGAGCTTGATTTCCGTGAATACTTCGATAGCTATCCGTTTACTTTATCCCCATTATCGAGAGGAATATTATCAAAAACTCCCTAATTATGAAGCATAACGTAAAATCTTATCAGCGTCGTTTAAAAAACGGAAAGACTATTACCGTCCGTGCCTACACACGGAAAGGCAAGGATGGTAAGGGTAAAAAAGATTCTCCAAGTATGGCTGATTCCGGAGATGAACTTATGAAACTTAAAGCCAAATTGAAGAAATTTGGAGAACTAAACCTTTCAGATGAAGAAAGAGTTAAGTTAGGTATGCTCCCTTATAAAGAAGAGCAGGAGAAAAAAAGAACCGAGTATTACAATACTAAGGCTGGTAAAGACGAAATGACAAGATATGCTCGTAAAGTCACTGTGGATGGTAAAAATTATGTTTATAATTTCATGCACGATAAAGTATATACGAGCCGAGGAAAAAGAATACGTCCGGAAGACCCTATCTTTAAGAAGGTAAAGAGTAAGATGTAGTTTTATCTTGTTCAGTCAAAAGTTTAAAAATTTGTCAGTTTAAAATGCTAATAAGCAGAACTAGATTCTTTCAGTATCAGAGTATGTTTTATAAGAAGTTGCTTAACACTCCTTATAGCATACGGCTTGAAGTGGTTACTATCCAAAAAATAGAACCTACCGAAGAATTTTCTATGGATGCCTTTGTAGGAGATAGTCCGAGAACTTCCACGTTTTATGAGTTCCAGGCACTTTATGAAAAGGAGATTCCAAACCGCACCCGTGAGAAATATGGTCTGCCCAAAGAAGTTAACGGAGTTGTTTATCTTTCACCTAAACAACTTGTACCTAAACTGGGCTATTATCATCTCGATTGGAATAAAACCAAGATTCACTTTGAAGGTCGTGTTCAAGTCATTGATAAGATTATTTATTTGGAAGAACTTTACGGTAGCTGCATCGGTTTGCAGATATTCGTTAAGGACGATTTGAAAGGAGGATAAAATGGTACAGGTAAAAACTCATAAGAGAAAAGGACGGAACAAGGTTTCTGTTGTCAGGCGGCACTCCCGTAAGGATAAGGTGTCCGCTTTTCGTGGTGCAAAGGAGTTCAGTACAAAACAACGTGATAAACTGGCTTCAAAAGGGGACGCTCTTCCGGATGGTTCCTATCCTATTGCAAGTAAAAGGGATTTGGCTAACGCTATTTCTTCTTATGGCAGGGCTAAAAGTCCGGAATTGGTGAAACATCATATTATGAAACGTGCCAGAGCATTAGGTGCTACCGATATGCTTCCGGCTAAATGGAAAATGAAAGATGGCAGAAACAAATAAGGACTTGAATCATCCTTGGCCTAAAGTTCCACGCTATCCGGATATCCAAAAGATAGCCCGTGAGGAATCTACTCCGCCACCGGCTTATCGTGAACGTAACGAGATACAGGAAGCTCTTAGTCAGGTGGGTGGACCACGTGGAAAAACCAAGAGTTGGTATCGTGATATTTATGAGTATTATCAAGATAATGAATATTGATTATGGCTAAACTTCCAAAATTACCGAAATCTATGTTTCGTCCTCCACCGGGTTTTAAGAAACCTAAAGTAGAGGACTTTCGTTCTGATATGCAGCGTGTAGGTGAAGAGATTGCCGAACAGTTCAAGGAACAGGTCGTAGAGAATATCGAAACCAATTATTATGGTTTTGAGCTTGCACAGTCTACTATCGAGAGGAAAGGAAGCGATGTTCCGTGGATTAACTCCCATGAACTAGTAGATTCAATCTATCGTGAAGGAACTATTGTTTCTGTGGAGAATACTCCACGTGAAGACAGTAAGTTAACCAATTTGCAACTTGCCATAGTGCAGGAATACGGTACTAAGGATAGACACATCCCACCAAGACCTGTTTTCCGGAATACCTTTCGTGACTTTGAGGATGATGCCAAAGACAAGATGCTATCTTTTTTTAAAACTGGTAAATTTAATAACAAGCATGGCGGCGGAAATATCAATAAAGGAACATCGGAGGAAAAATAAAAAAGGAGAGTGGATTACCGTCAAGGGTTATACCCGGCGTGTAGGCAAGAAAGGTGTGCATTCTCCCAAGAAATCATCCTCCAATAAACCGGGTGATGAATTTGTACAGGTTCTTAATGACAAATTGGGTAAAACCACCGGACCCATTGTTACCGATAAATTCATATCCAAGGAGGAACGTGCCAAGATACTCGAAATGGAAGCGAAACGCGGATATAACCGCTTTGCTGACTACGGGGAATCCGGCAGAAATAAAAATAAGAAACCCAAATCCGAGGGGTTGTCTGCTGCTGAAAGGAAACAAGTCTTAGAGAATGACAGGAAAGCCAAGAAGAATGATATTTTTTCCCGTGCGGAAAATGCCATAGCCCGATTTGTAGTAAAACATGGTGGTAAATATAAAAAGAAACTATAATGGATTTACTTTTTGAAGGAATATTCAAGGTGTTCAATCTGGAGTACATATTTTCCGTTATCATAGGTACGTACTTTCTGATTAAGCTGGTGGACTATCTTAATGGTGCTGCCAAAGTTCCCACATGGCTGAAAAGAGTGATTACTTTTGGAAACGGTGCTGTTATGTTTTTGATATTCAGAATGTACACTGATATACCAGTACAGACTTTGGCTGCAAGTTATTTTGCGGCTGTTTTTGTTTATGACACAGCGATTAAGTTTTTAATCAAGAAGTTCAACATAGGTTATAAAAAATAATTATGCTTACATCTATCCGACAGACCCACAGCGAATTTTTCCGGCAATTCCATAATCTGAAAATTATGGTGGGCGATAAAAGTATTACCTTGTTATCTAGGTATGCTAGGAAGTCCAGCTTTGACTATGTGGAGGAACAGGAGAACCAGATTTATCCATGTATTGCTATTCTGGACTACACGCCTGTGCCTAGCAGAGATTGGTTTGTGGATATGAAAACTTATTTTGGCGGTAAGGGATTCTCTGAATTGACCGGATACCTCTACCGCAGACCAATACACATGGAATTTCGTTATGATGTTAGTATTGTGTCAAAGAGTTATAATGAATTTCTTGCAATGCAGGATTATTTCAACTCTACATTTGTAAGTCAGACAGGATTCCTGTTCAATAAGAAAGTGGTGGACGGTGATGAAGTGGGTGATGTGGTTCTCTATACGGTCAGACCCACAGATATTCCACGTACTGACGGAGTGTATGAGATGAATTATGAATTTACATTGAAACCGTGGATTTATGCAGTCAAACCCCAAGAAGTGGAACTTGTACAGGCTATTATTCTGCGGAGTAAAATGTTTGAGGAAGAAATTATAATTAATCCGGGTGAGGGTTTCCCATACACCCTGCCCTTAAATTTAGAATAACCATGTATTTAGAATTACGAAAAAAGACAGGTGACAAGTTCACTGCGGACGAATTTAACCAGATAGTAGCCGCCATTAATGCAAAAGTGGAACAAGAGGCTGGTAAGTCGCTCTCTGATGAAAACTTTACTGCTGAGGAAAAGGCATTTCTGACAACTCTTGCAACTCAGGATGTTGTCAAGATGATTACTGATGAAGTGGCACGTGCCACTGGAGTTGAAAGCACATTGTCCGGCTCCATATCAAAACTTTCTCAGGACTTCACGAACTTCATTTCTGACACTGCTGATGCGGACAATGTTATTAACCGCTTCCATGAAATCGTGGATTTCCTTAGTGGAATTGCCGAAACGGATACCCTTGAAGGTATGTTTTCGGAAATGACTTCCTCTATAAACCAGTCAATCACTACAGCCATATCTGATTTTGAGGTTAAGATAAAGTTATTCATTTCCCAGAATTACCAATCCAAGGAATCAGGAAAAGGTTTGTCCACAAATGACTATACCACTGCTGAAAAAGAAAAACTTGCAGGACTTCCCACAGGAACAGAGATTACTCAAGATATTAACTCCAAAGTGGATAAAGTTGAGGGAAAACAACTCTCCACAGAAGATTTCACCACTGTACTTAAAAATAAGTTGGAAGGTCTTTCCAATTATAATGATACGGCGATACAGCAAAGTCTGGCATCCTTGCAGTCAACTATTAATACATTGGTGAACGAGAATCCCAATGAGGTTATTGATTCGTTCAATGAGGTCAAGTCATTTTTGGAGGGTATTACTGATACGGAAAACCTTGCTTCCATGCTTGCTGCACTGGAATCAAAAATCATCGCAAAGATACCTACCAAACTTTCCCAGCTTAATAATGACGGAAATTTCGTACAGGACGAAAATTACGTGCATACCGATAACAACTACACAACCGAAGAGAAGGAAAAACTTGCGGGACTGGAAAACTATGATGATACGGCGATTACCAAAAGCATCAATGATGAAGTTACTCGCTCAAAAGCTGCCGAATCCGCATTATCCGGCAAACTTGATGAACTTTCCAAAGTAGCCCTTGCCGATGTAGGTTATTTCGCTATTGAATATGGGGATGAAGAAACTACTTCACAGGCTGACCCGGCTGTCACAATCATAAACCAGCCCTACTATGATTATTTTATGTCCAAGTGGGAAGCTGCCAATAAACCTTGCGAGAAAAAACTGGACGGTACTGATTTTGCTTACTTACAGGATGATGTAACGCTACGTGCTGATGGTTCTGAAAGCCATTTGGAAGATGCTGATTATTTCCAAGGCGCGGAAATGATTAATTTTAATATCTCTTATTTCTATGATGCCATCAATAAAAAATCAAGAGTGTTTTTCAATTTGGATAAGGAGGCTCCATGCGGTTATCATAGATTTATTCCTTATGAAAGTATTATCATGCCTAGATACAACCAGTATGTTGTAGACGGTAAGATAAAGACTTGCAGCAATTATCAGGTCATAAACAACCAATCCGTACAGGATTTCTGTAACGTACTGGCTGCTACTTCTGCTGATATGCTGGGATATACTTGGTGGCAGAATGTATGTCTTGCATGGTTGGCTGTCGCTAAGTATCAGACAAGAGATATACAGGCTAATCTTCCGGGTATGACAACAGGACAGGATACCTATGGTAGATTCAAGAACGGTCTTTTGGATTCCAAACAACAGGCTACAGGGCAATGGACTGTTACCGCTACAAGATACAGTAATACTGTTGCTGGTGAAGTGGCTACGGAGAACTTCGAGTTTAAACCTTATAAGCTGTGGTGGTGCGAGAATTTGCTGCACGGTGATGCTTGGATACGCTGTTTCGGTGGTATTACCAAGGTAATTGATGGAAAACGCTATCTCTATTTTACCCGTGACCCAGAAATCGCTTCTGTAAAAACTACGGTGGACAGTAACGACTATACTAAATTTGAGGATAGAGTAGAAGTCGCTCGAAATCTTACAGAAGGTAGTTATATTAAGAAAATCAACGGCATGTTCCCTGTTCCATTAATCAACAATGGAAGTAGCACTACTTGTTTCTGCGATGGGCAATGGGGGTGCAACACTCATGGCGACAACAATATCCCGGTTGTGGGTGCTATTGCGGGCGACGCCGCGGCTTGCGGCTTGTTCGCTCTGGCCTTGTCCTTTGCGGTTTCTGGTCGGGCCGTGACCTCTCGGGTTCGGGCTACGTTGAAAAAATAGGTTCTCCTTGAGAACAATTGATAAAGTTTGGAGTAATAACAATATATAATACGCAAGATATGAGCGAACACGAGGTGAATGGCCTTCCCGATTGTGGGTGCTAATGCGAACAACGCCGCGGCTTGCGGCTTGTTCGCTCTGAACTTGAACAATGCGGTTTCTAATCGGAACGTGAACAATCGGGTTCGGACACATAGAATATGAAAATTAAGATAAACATTTGTTTTAGAATAAAAATTAGAATGGCTGTTCATCTTGGCAAGTGCCAAATGAAACTTTTCGCCGCTTTTAACCGTTTAGTAGGCATCAACTTTGAATGTTGGAGTAAGTCCGAAAGACCCTTGGGGTGGTAACTACGTAGAAATTATGAAAAAGGTTGGTCTATTGAAAAAGAAGTTCTTCTCTATGGAAAGACTGGTTGCTATTGTTGAGGATATGCACAAAAAATCTTCCCACTGGAATAAGTATCTTCGTGAGGAATGGAAGGAATTTGATAACAGTATTTCCAAGAATCTCCAAGATTTGTATAATGACTTGAAATATGGTACTTACAAACACGGAGGTTATTATGTGTTCAAGAAATTGGACAGTGGTAAAATCAGAGTTATCCACTCCGCTTCTCCTAGAGATAGGATAGTAGACCAACTCCTAGCCGATATATTGGAATTTGTATTCATGCCCAAACTACAGCGAGGGCATGTTTACGGTTCTATTAGAGGACTGGGGCAACATAAGTGTAGACTGCGTGCTATAAATAGAATCCGCAAACAGGAAAAGGATATATTTGTCGGCTCTGCTGATATAATGCAATATTATCCTACTTGTAATCCGGATACAATAATTAAGGTCCTGTGCAAATACATCAAAGATAAATGGGTTATATCATTAAGTAAGGAATTTCTGTCATTGGGGTATGTTGTGCTAGGAAATATCTCGTCTAATATTTTGGGTCATATCAATTTGCTGGATATTGATTATCAGATTGTACGAAAGTTCAAATGTGACTATTTGAGGTTTTGTGATGATACGATATTCATTAGCGATAATAAACAGACCGTTAGGAGTGCTATCACCTATTACATACAAAAAGTTACGGAGGGTGGTCAGACTGTTAAACCTAACTGGAGTATTCATAAAGTTTCTGATAAGAATATGGTGGACTTTTTAGGTGTCCGAATAGGTACTACTCATAGGAAACTTCGGAAACGGAACAGGAAAGAAATCGAAAGCCGGCTCTTTACATTAAGACGCTCTTCCGATTACTTTGAATGTGAACGTTCTTGGGCAGGAATGAACGGTAGCTTCAAGAACATTAATATGTCTAACTTAATAAATTATTGGAAAGATGTCTATCCAGACTTTTTTGACAGATTACAGTGGGCAAAAACAGCCCACGCTAGTGCTGCTGCGTACAAACGGAAGCACCGGAAAATGGAGATTGAACTTCAATCAGCAAAAGATTGCAGAACCTACAAAATCCCTTTCTTCGGAAATGCCGGATTCAACCCCGACGGAACAATGGCAATGCTGTTTCGTACCATCGGACAACACAAGAGGTGTTGAGGCTTCTATTGGTGAAGCTCCTAACTGGTACTCTTTTGTTCCTTACCTTAGATTGGGAGGGCTTAGTGATGAAGAGATAGAAAATATCAAAACCGAATATAACGAGTTTGTTTTAAACAATCCGGATATTTTTATCTTTTAGGAATTTGCTATGAAGAAATAATGTAGTATATTTGAAAATAAAAAGCAACTATTATGGGAAAAAAGGATACTAACGAGGTTCAATCAGTACAGGAGAAGAAAAATAAAACGGTTCATAATCGTGGTAATTTCCGCATGGAATTGTCACATAATGGAAAAATTTATGTATTTCTTCCGGGTAAGACTACTATTGTGCCTAGAGATATGGTAATTCCCACGGACCTTAATAATCTTCATGTAGAGCAATGAACAAGATTATCGACAGTTTGGAAGTGATGTGTGAAAAAGATAATCCGCAGGATAGGAAACTTCTTTTGCTCGCCCATTTGGTACAGGATTCTGTAAAGGGTCTTGCAGAACGCCAACAGGAGTTGCAGGGAAGCCTTACTGAAACAAACAAGAAACTGGACAGTGTACTTGAGGCTATAACCAAGTACAAAAAAGACATGGACAATTGTCCTGTTTACGGTAATAAGGAATTGTTTGACAAAGTAAAATTCCTTATTAAGAATCCTAGACTGTCATTGTTTCTTTTCTTGGGCATCATTTCCTTGCTGTCGGGATTATTCGGTTCAAGCGTTATCAGTATATTAAAATTAGTATTTGGCGTATGATAATGAAAAAGAATATCACGATTATTCTGGACCCTGCTCATGGTGAGGATGTTCCGGGTAAACGCTCTCCCGATGGTGTTCACAGGGAATACCGATGGAGCCGTGAGAGAGTAAGGGAGTTGAAAGTCATACTGGAGGCTATGGGTTATGAAGTTTATAAGACTACCGATTCTGAAAACGAGCCGGGTCTTTCCAAACGGAAAAATTTCGCTTCCAGTCTGAAATCTGACAAACCAAAGCTGCTGTTATCCCTGCATAATAATGCGGCTGGAAATGGTTCCGCATGGATGAACGCACGCGGAATCGCTGTATATACAAGCAAGGGAGTTACAAAATCTGATGTATGTGCTGATTTTATTATTGAACAATTCAAGAAGGACTTTCCCGAATTTAAAATCAGAATGTACAGGGCTGTAAATCTTGAAAAGGATTTCGAGGAAAATTTCACCGTTCTTATGGGGAACGGCTATATGGGTGTATTAATTGAATGGTTGTTTCAAGACAATAAAGAGGATGTCAAAGAACTTCAATCCTATCGTACTAACAAGAGGTTTGAAGATTCACTCGTAGAAGCTATCGAATCAATAAACGGCTATTTCGGAAAAGATGAAAAATAAGAAAGTTGTGATATTATTTTTGGCTGCATTAGCTGTTTGTGCATTTATATTTATTATATTTGTGCCAAAGAGTAGCGTTACCCCCAGTTCTCCACAAATAACCTATGAGGAATATCTGGAGAAAATAAAGGTTCTGAATGACACTATTCAAGAACTTAAAGGTGATGTAGCTAAATTTGAGGCTGAAATGTTGCTCTTGAAGGAACAGCGTAAAGTCTTGGAACAACAAATCGAACTAATCTTGAAGGAATATGAGAAAAGTGATTCTGCTATTGCTAATGGTGATTGGGAGTACAATATTAGGTTTCTCTCAGAATACTTATCCGAGATTGATTCATCTCGGACCCGACACACTACTGGCGATAACCCGTCAACAACTCATTAATATTAACCATACAATAAATAAGGCTATCCATTTGGAGAAAACTAACAAAATTCTCCAGATGGATTTAGCTATTTCTGATTCCCTCTCTTATTTTCAGAACAGTATTATTGAAAAACAGGACTCTATCATATCCACTACTGAAAGAAAGTACATGGAAACCACCGCATTATCAGATGATTTACAGAAACAAATCGCCTATAATAAAAAACGGTACAAGAGAAACCTGTATAAAGTGGGAGTTGGTGCAACACTTTTGGGAGTTGTCCTAGGAGTGATTTTTAAATAGAAAACTAATTTTAAAAACAAGAAAAATGGCAAACGTAGGTTTAACAATTACCGAGGGTGTAAACAATGGTGTTTCCCCTTTTAGAGATGCTTCCAAAAGAAACATTGGTCTTGCCGGACAGTTTAACCGTGGTGGTGCTTTCAAGGCTACCAAGATTACTTCTATGGAAGATTTCAATGTGATTTTCGGAGGACAGAATGACGCTTTTTATGGACCTCGTATTGTTAAGAGTATCTTTGATGAAGCAGGGGACGCACCTGTTACCCTTTACCTTGCCAGAATGGTGGCTGTAACCGCAAAAGCTGCTACGGCTACTGTGAATCTGGATTCAAGTTCTTCGGTAACTATGGTGGTAAATGCTGCCTACAAGGGTACTCCGGACCCAGGAGCTTGGGCTAACGGAATCACTGTTACCCTGTATTCCTACGGGTCACTGGTAAGAGATATGTTCTCTCTTATCGTACAATACAAGACCAATACTCCCGAACAGTACAATTATGGAACATTGGCTGAAATTCAGGATGCAGTAAACAAAGTAAGTAAATACGTTACAGTTACTTTCAATGGTGAGATTGAGAAGATGAAGTTCAAGGATGTGACCGGCACTGTAACTGCCAATACCTCAAGCAATGAGGTTACAGGTTCAGGAACCACGTTCACTTCACTTAAAGCCGGAAATGTTCTGTATGATTCCAATGGAAAACTCGTAGGAACCATTGCGGCGATATCCTCTGCAACCAAACTCACACTTACCAGCCGTGCCATTACTGCTGTGGAAGGGGCTTCTGTAAAAGTGCGTGAGGACAGTACATTCGTAGCTACACTTGCTAGCGGTGTTGACGGTGAGATTTCAGAGAACGACTATAAGCCGGGAGGTACTACCGACAGTCCTACAGGTCTTGCTGCATTTGACGGATTTGACGTTCAGATTATCGGAGTAACCGAATATCATTCACTTTCTATGGCTAAAGTTCTGCATACTTATTGTAAAGACCAGAAAAACGCTATAGGTATCTGTAATCTTCCGTTGAATGCCGATGAAGGTACTGCCGAATTGTACGCTATGGAGTTCCAGACTTCGGGAATCAGTTATCTGTGCAGTTACATGGGATGGTGTACAGTTCCGGATGATAGTGGAAATCCTGTTATGATTCCTGTAATGGGTCCTGTTCTGGGTGCAGGATTTATCCGTACTCCTTATTTGCAGGGTGACTTTATCCATATTCCACCGGCAGGTATTGATTCCCTGTTCAACAATGTTATGGAAATGATTCCACAGAGATTGTCACAGACAGTGATAAACAAGCTGGTTCAACAATTCTCATGTAACATTATCCAGTACGTTGAGAATACGGGATATTACATCGGAAGTTCACGTACTTATTCTACGAATGACCTGTACAAGAGTATTCATGTCAGATTGCAGACTTCCTACTATGTGCGCTCTCTTAATTCCAAGATGCGTTTCTTGGAACAGAAACCGAATACTCCCGAACTTAAACGTGAAGCTCTTGTGGAAGCCAGAAACTTCTTCAAGACTGAATATGATAACGGTGCTTTGGAAAGAAGCGTTGACTTTGATACTGCATACCAAGGTATCTGTGACAAGAGCAACAATCCTAGCACACAGGATAGAAAATTGCTTAACATTGATATTTTGTGGATACCTACCGAATGTACGGAAAGCGTCCATATCTCATTGTTAAGAAATGACAGTGTATTAACAACAACGGAAACGGAGGAATAATATGAAACCGCAGAAACCACAAGACATATATGTAGCCAACGGGTGGTACTTGAACATTCCCGTTCCCGGCATTATGAGTGATGCCATCTTTGAAACTTTGGAAGGTATGCAAAAACAGTCGGGTACGGTAGAAACCGTAGATGCAGGAACAAACCGTAAATACAAGTTCTCCACGCAGTTGACTGACTACGGGGAAATGACACTTACCCGTTCATATCAAGGTAACGCTACAGACCGTGCACTGGAAGTATTGGTAAACCAGATGATTGAGAACGGACTTAAGTTGCCCGTTCAGGCTGTCAAGATGCACAACGGAAAGGAAGTGTTCACTATCGTATTCGAGGGATTCAGATTCCTGTCCGCAAATTATCCTACGTTCGATATCGCAAGCGAAGAGAAATTCACAGTTTCTTACGGGGCTACCTGTGACGGTTGGGATATCATTCCTGTAGGCGCATAAATAGTAACTAACTTAAAAACACTAATCGTAATATGGAAAATTTATTCTTTGAATTACCCGTAGGATTGAGAATCAACGGTGAGATTCATACAAACGTAGAACTGTTATCGACTAATGGTGTTGCTGAGAAGATATTTTTGAAAAGATTATCTGAAAAACCCTATACTTGGCAGGGAAATGTCGTTTCCGCAGCCGTTAAAAGTATAGGGAATATTCAGATTGGAGCCGAAGTACGCAAGAAATATCTTGAAGAAGGCTCTGTTACTATTCCGAATGCCGTTAGAAAGTTACCCATGTCCGAAATCAATACTCTTATGGTAGAGATTCACAGAAGGGTGTGGGTATCTTTCTTTCCAAAACAGGAAATAATCTGCAAGTATTGCGGAAAACGTCTGCTTGCGGATATTGATTTGGACAAAATTGATTATCTGCCGGAAGTGAAGGAAAGAATGGAAACCATGACCAACTACGATGAGATTCCAGTCAACTTGAAACGAGGTTTCCGTCCTCCCGTTCTATCGAAGATTACAACAAAGGAAGAGTATGCAGGCATAACCGAGCGTACATATAATCGTTTCGTGTTCAGACCTCCATTGCTTGAGGACGCCATAAACCACGAGAAATATTTTACTGATAGCATAGGTTTCTGGCGACGTATTGCAATGAGTTGTCTTGAAAGAATCGAATGTGTGGACAAAAAGGGAAAGGTAACTGACGTGCTCCCCTCTGAATTTCATACCTATTACGGACTCAAGATATTTAATGAGTATCTGGATGGGATTGACTTGAGAGCTATCCGGAATGAATTGATGGAATATCTTCCTACTCTGCCATTTGCCTATTATGAGCCTTGCGGTTGCTCGGAAGCCCGTGAGATTCCTATGGTGATGGATGTGAGCAATTTTTTCTCGGAATGACGTTTTCTCCGTCTGATTATCACTTTTGGCATAAAGAGTACCCACAGTTTACCCAATGGGCTATTCAAAAGGGTGCTCTTTTTTTACCTAGAGAAACTGCGGAGGAACAGGATAATCAGTATGATTTAACGTCAAAGGCATATATTCTTATGAAACGTCTGGGTCAGGACTATTCCCGTATAATGTGTATGGATTCTGAGGAAAGGGACAAAATATTCCGTATGGAAATGGAACTTATCAGAAAGGAACAAAAACAAAATGAAGAAAAATAGTTATGGCAATACCTAGAGCAACATCGGGCAACAATTCCCAGTTCACTTATGACTTCGGAATTACCATAGCCCAAAGTACAGTAAATAAATTGGTAAGGCTGACTGGTGCTACGCTTACGCTGGCATCGGCCTTTTATGCTTTAAGGACCAATGCTGAAAAGTACGTTGACACATTACGGGAAAATTCTCTCCGCTTCGGTGGCATCCTCTCCACCATGAAAGCTATGGAGGCTGCTCAGAACAGACTTATAAAAGGACAATCCTTTTTCTCTGTGGACGACCAGTTACGTGGAATGAACTCCCTTATGGCTGTGGGCGTGAAAGTAGGTGAGAACTTCGAGTTCATAAACAAGGCGGCACATGCTACGGGAAAATCCTATGCACAGTTCGCAAATGCCATATCACAGGGAATACAAGGAAACATGCAGGCTCTAGTCGATATGGGGCTAATGACACAAAGGTCAACAAGGTATTTTGAAAAATACCGTGCCAATACCATACAACGGCAACAAGCGGTACTTAATTTCGTGAAACAACATAAAGGATTACAGGAGTTAATCAAAAACGACTTTCTCACAATACAAGACCAAATGAAAAGGTTGAATGCCAATATGAAAGGCTTCCTTACTGGTATTGTGGGAAAACCGAATGACCCTAACAGCCTTTACGGTCAGACAGTGGGTGCACTTAAATCCGTGGCTGATGCTTTCGCACGAAATTACCAAAGTATCGTACAATACGGAAAAGGTGTGGGCATAGTTCTCGGTTGGGTCGTCCGCCAAATCGGTCACATAATGGTGTGGTTGGGCAGGCAGGCTAAACAGGCGGTAAATTTTATTTTCGGTACAAGTGAAACCTTTGTCGAAAGAATGAGGACACTTGTAGTCGTATTGGAGTTTTGGAAACTACGGGTTGTTTCATTTTTCAAAACATACAAGGAGGAAATAAAGACAGTTCTTAAATTGCTTATCGCATATCAGGCTTTGAAGAGTGTGTTTGTCATAAGCAATGCTGCCATTGCTTCCGTAAAGGCTTTCCGTGCCGCACTGATGGCGATTCCGTTATTTGGTGGAAAACGTGGGGTTACTCTTACCTTGGGTAAATACCTTACAACATTTTGGAGCAGATTGAAACTTATCTCCCGTATTGTTACACAGACAGGATTCAAAGCAGCCCTTGACACGTTACTCAGCATAATGAAAATAACCGCCACAGGAAAATTCGTAGGCGGTATAGGACGTTCTCTTCTCTTTGTCGTTTCGATATTGAGAAATCTCCCGGCTATAATAACAGCCGTATGGACTGCCCTAAATGCAACCAATCCCGTGGGCTGGATAATACTGGCTACAACCGCATTTACGGTTCTGTACGCAAAATGTGAGAAATTCAGGAATTTCATAAACCGTATTTTCTCCGGAATAAGGGAATCCATACAGATTGTGTGGAACTCCTTTGTATGGTTGTTTACCCAAGTAAGAATCGGGTGGCAAGGATTGAAAGACGGTTTTATCAATTATGTCATAGACCCTGTTTCCGAAGCGGTGAAAGGTCTTATCCCCAATATAAATGCCATGTGGGATGCATTTAAGAACAACTCTGTTGTAAAGTGGATGAGGGAAAACATCATAAACCCTATCGGTAAGATAAACAAGTTTATCATGCCTATGGTAAAATGGGCGGCAGGAACTCTTAACCCTGCTATCGGTGCGGTGGATTTTTTCAGAAACACTGATTTTCTACGGAACACTAACAGGGATATTGCTGATGCTGCCCGTGATTTGGCAAACAAGCATGGTTTTGGTGACTATACTTGGGGTGGAAATTCTGTAACTCCTACGGATTCAGTACCTACACCTAACCCGATTATTTCAGGAACTCCACCTGTAAGTCAGAACACTACTGAAAACCAGAGTGTAGTATTGGGAAATGGGGCGGTACAGATTATTGTCCAAAAGGGGGAGAATATTGATGAAAGACGCCTTGCACAGGAGATAAGGCGTATTCTTAGTGATATTCAACGTGATAACAGAATAAGAGGAGGTGTATAATGCCGGAAATATTTTCATCTACAATGTTCAGACCGTTCTACTCCCTTTTCCGGAGTGGAACGTCAAATGCTTTTTCGGGTGACTCCGGAAGAAACCACAGAGGTTACACGCTTACACGTGGGATAATAATCAGTTCCGAGGATTTGAAAAAAAGCCTGTGGGAAAAAGGTTATTTCTTCCAGTTTAACCCACAGACCATATCTGACAATAAGACCACCGAATACGAGGTGCGTCCTTATGCCGGATTACCGTACAACGATTATAATTGGAGCAATGGGGGTGAACGGATAGTAAGTTTCCAGTTATTCTTGGATGATACTCCCCAAAGCCATATTGCCACTTTCCGTCCGGATGTTCTTGCCGACCAGATTGACGGAACCAGTACCAACAAGAACGCTTTCCAGTGGACCAGTTCGGGAGCGTATTCCCGTACACGTGCACATGAGAGAGGGGTGCTTGACAAAGTGGAACTGTTACAGTCTTTCCTTTATCCTGCACCAGTGGATAATGAGGAAACCCCCAAATTCGCACAGGGAGGAGTTGTTTCAATGAACCAGTTCAGACCACCGGCTACGCTTGTGTTCGCACTGGGTCCGATATACTTGGAAGGTGTTTTGAAAAGCGCTCCTGTAAATTACACATTGTTCGATTCGGACCTTACGCCCATAAGGGCAACGGTGGATGTGGAAATAGGAGTGTTTGAGTACCAGAGTTTAACACATATAATGATACCCGAAAAATGATAAGCCCTAATTTTTATAATACTAAGAACCTTGTTTCCCAGTTTTTGGGGGGCAAGGTTTTGCATTATCCCGTAAAGGATAAAAGCATAACTTATGAGTGGTACAACTACGTTATAAAGGCTCACGAAAATCTGTACACGATAGCCGCAAGGATTTTCGGTGACGGTCTTGAATATATGTGGACGTACATTGCGGATAACAACCCACCACGTATGCCCGATGATTGGAAAACGGGTGATATTATCCGGCTTCCCAGAGTGATAATAAGAGATAGTGATATTCTAACAACAAAATACAGCAATGTTCCAACCGATACAACCTCAGTTTAAGATTCGTCTTTACCCACGTGACAGCCGTCCGCAAGGTAATGACAAGTTCTCTTCCAAGGGATTGAGATACAATGCCGATAAATTCGCTTCCTATATGGACATAGAGGAATGTGTCGCATATCCTGTGGTATATGAGGAAACCGCGGATTTGATTAACAAGCTGACCTTTACAGTTGACAAGCACGCGGATGTCCTTATTTACCGTATGTTCCTAGGAATGTGGATTGTCCTTTTCGGTGGTTACTACGATGGTGACGGTAAAGGAGTGCGGAAAGTTTTCTCCGGCACTGTCACACGTATATACCTTGACTGTCCGGATAACGGTAAAATACGTTTCCGGGTAGAATGTATGGGGTACTCGTTTAACCAGATGGGAAAGGACACCTACAATAATTTCACTTATCCCGACCCTAATAGCAAACGTCCTTTTGCCAAAGGAAGAACAACCATAACGTTGGAAAACCTTATACGCGGAATAGTGGAAGAGTGTGGTATGGTAGTGGGCGAAATATCGCTGCCCTCTGCAAAAGCAGGGGAAACATTCACTTCCACACATATTAGGTATCAAAAAAATATCTCCGATTGGAAATTCTTGTTATCTTTGGCAAAGTCCTATGGATGCACAATATGGACGGAGGTTCGTGACGGTACGGAATACTTCTATTTCGTGGATATAAACAGGGCTGCGAATACGATTAATGATGAGATTTCATTTGTATATCCTTTGCAGGGTGACAAATTGAAAGTGGAAAATGTCAACGCTTCCGAAGTACAGAGATTTTCCGACACAAGGTGGAACCGTCCACGTATAATGAGAAGCGTTTCCGTTACCGAGGATATAGACCAAGCCAATGCTGTGGTTCGTTCATCCTATGACGTGGATATGGAAACGGGTGACGTTAAAATGCAGGTAAGTGAAATCGGTGAGGAAAACGGCAGAAAAGTTATCTATATGTATGAACTTGATGAAGCCAAGGTTGAATACATAAACCGTACCAATCCCGAACTGGCTGACAAGATACGTAATTCGGGAATAACCGATATGAAGTGGAGCAGTGGCGTTCCCATTAAACAGGAATCACCCGAATATGCACGTTACTATTACAAGCAGACCAAGATTGTGGATGCGGAAACCGCTGTTTTTGACCGTGCGTTTTTCGGAATAACCGTGGAAGCTACGGTTAATCAGGATTTGGATATACGCTCCCAAAGGTCTTATCCGATACGCGGAATACTACGGTATGACACAACAAACCATACCAGCCGTTATTTTTTAAGAGCCTTGCGCCATGTGTGGGATTCCAATGGAACCAGTACCGAATTAGAATTTATACGATGATTGAATTTTACAGACTTACAGGAAAAAGTGACGGGGATAGAATACAGGTAAAAGCCCGTACAGGTGAGGAAATGTACGCACCCATGATTAATGTGGGTACGTCCACTTCCGTACCTACACAGAAATGGCTGTTGGAGAACAAGGACAATTTCATTGCCCTAGTTTCTTATGAACGGGATTCGTTTTCCCGTCCTCTTATTATAGGATTCTATCCCGTCAAAGGTGCAAAATCTTCCGATTTCGATTTGATGCTCAAGGTTATGAACCTGTTTGATAATCTCCTTGAGCATCTGTTACAGGCAAAGACCAATACGATGATGGGTCCGCAGATGTTCTTCCCGGATACCATACAGAAAATACAGGAAACGAAAGTGAAGCTGGAGGAACTTAAACAAGAACGCTTAGAGATAAACAAATAATGGAAACTGTTGCACTGTTATATGAAGATTACCAGAAGGAACTTGCAGAGGATTTCAAGAACACCTTTTTAAAGCGTGCTTCCGATACCGATTCAAGCAGGTCTAATGATACAGTCATTGACGAAGTTACAGATATGCTGTCAACCAACATAGCCGTATATACGGAAAAACTTCTCCAGCGATGGGGATTCTCTTCCGGCGGTGAAGGTGGTGGCGGTGGTGATGTTACCGTAACTCTTGATGATTTGTTGAAAAAATACCTTTCGGATAACTACGTCACAATAAAGGGCGACCAAGAAGTTTTCGGTGAAAAGGACTTCCGTAAGGGAATACGTATTGCAGGAAGAAGATTATACTGGGATGAAGGTAATGACGCACTTGTAATTGAAGGTGCTGCATATACTACCCGATGGTTGTCCGCTAAAGGAGTGTCACCGGGTGGTGGAGGTGCAGGAAGTGGGGGTGCTGCTGCCATGTACCAATTGATAGATGTAAGCCCCAATGATACCAAGGATGCCGTACTCGGTGCAGAAAAGGATTATGTACTTACATTTGACGGGAGTTTCTGGAGAGGTATGCCCAATAAGGGAGGTCTTTCCAGCAAACTTTTTACTGCCCTTGACAAAGAGGGGAACGAAGTGAATCCGGATGATGAAAATGCGGAGGTATATGCCATACGTGCCAATTATTCCCTGTGGTCTGTGGGATTCCTGTCCGCCAAAGGTATATCTGATGGAGGAACAGGAGGCGGTGGTGGAGGTGCAGTAGCCCTGTACCAATTGCTTGATGTGGAGAAAAATTCTGATGTAACAGGTGTGGCAGGTGCTACAAAAGGCAGCGTACTCACATTTAACGGTGACAAATGGTATGCGGACAAACCTAAAACCGCTGCCGGAATAAGCAATCTGTTCACTGCACTGGATAATGATGGAAATGAGGTTGACTTAAATGATGAATCAAAGCTAGGCACTATAACAAATATACGTGCCAATTATGCGTTATGGTCTGTGGACTGGATTTCCGCAAAGGGAAAATCTTCCGGCGGAAGTGGCGGAGGTGGTGGTCTTATCAACCTCGTCTACGGATTTGAATCACTGGGAGGAACGTTTGACAACAACGACAATTCGGCTACTTTCAACGCTTTCACCATAAATGAGATTTGGAAACTTGCAAGTTCGGGGCTTACCAATGTAACGGTTACAGGTTCGGGTAATGCGGTCACGGATGTTACAAAAGGTTCTGACGGACGTTCCCTTACATTCACCAAAGGGAGCACATTTGCCACCAAATCGGAATTTGACGCACTGAATACCAAGTTTAACGACTTTCTTACCGGAAGTGATGCGGATGATATTATAAACAAGTGGTCTGAGCTTGAAGTTTTCCTGCAAGGCATGAAGGAAAGTGATAATCTTGCGGTCATATTGCAGAGTAAAATGGACAAAACAGCGTTCAGCAAACTTTTCACCGCACTGGATGCTTCGGGTAATGAGGTTGACCCGTCTAACGATACAAAGACAATTGCGTCCATACGGGCTAATTTCGGTTTTTGGGGTGTCGACTACATATCCGCTAAAGGAGTGTCAAATGGGAGTGGCGGTACAGGAGGGGCCTCCGCATTGTACCAACTGGTTGATGTTTTGGCTAATGATACAGAGGACGGTGTTGAAGGTGCTGCTGCCGGAAAGGCACTGGTGTTTGACGGAACCCATTGGAAAGCCGGTGATGCTGGTCTTAATGAGAGCCAGCTTTACGCATACCTTACCGCTAACAGGTATCTTACGCAAAGTGCTGCCGATAGCAGATATGTAACATCTTCACGGAAAGTCATTGCCGGAACTGGTTTGTCCGGCGGTGGTGCTCTTACTTCCGATATAACCCTGTCACTGGGTATTTCGGGAGTTGTTGCAGGTACGTACACCAAGGTTATAGTAGATGCTTACGGAAGAGTTACTTCGGGAACAAACCTTTCCGCTACGGATATACCTAACCTTGACTGGTCTAAGATAACCACTGGGAAACCTACAACTCTTGCCGGATATGGGATAACAGACGCATATACTAAAACCGAGTCTGACGGGAAATATGTAACTATTGCTACAGCTCAAACTGTAAGTGGGGCGAAAACTTTTTCCGCAACCATGAAAACTTCAAGCGTTCTTCCAAGTACAGACGCAAATTCTGCTTTGGGAGGAACCGCTAACAGATGGAGTAATGTGTATTCTGTAAATGGTGTGTTTTCACAAAATGTTACGGCTAAACTCCTTTCGGCTTCCGAATCATTGCAGATTGGAGATGCCTATCTGAAATGGGATGCAGCGAACAATGCCGTGTATGTGATTAAAAAGGACGGTACGACACCAGTTGGATTCTATTCTACTGATTGGTTGTCTGCCAAGGGTGTTTCTATGTCCGGCGTTCAGACAGGAACTCTTGCCGACCTTACCGATGTGGAGATAACCAATCCTACAAACGGTCAGGCGCTGAAATATGATGCCATTTCACAAAAATGGGTAAACGGGACCATTGATTCATTCAACGTAAACCAGATGTGGACTGAACTTACTAAGGCTGATTCAAGTAAAGTCATAGACGCAAGTCATATCCCTACTTCCGTATTGGACGGTAGATGGGTGACTTTATCCACCAACCAAACTATTACAGGGCAAAAGACGTTTACGCAAAATATATTATTCAGCAACAATATAACAGGGATAAGGAATACGGCAGGTAATCTTGTATTCGGTGCAGGAAATGAGAATATCTTCTGTATTTTAAATGACTATGTAGGTCCAGTAGAAGCAAAAACCAACCAGTTGGTATTAGGTAATGATGATGGTTATTGGAAAAAGGTAACGGCTGGGCAGTATATTTCTAAGGTTGCCACAGGGGTATCACCTTTGATAGTTTCAAGCAATACGCTTGTTAATAATTTAAATAGCAATTATCTTGAAGGATATAACAATCTTGGGTTTATACACAGCAACTATTCGGCTTCTACTGGTGGAACTGCTTATGTCAGCGGAGATACACATATGATGCTTGTAGCTGAAATAAATATAAATACTACATATAGCACATATGTTATATTACTATCGAATGAATTTTGGGGGCATCAACACTATTCAGCATTACAGTTACATATAGCTTGTACAAATAATGATAATAGTGGTAATAAAAGCCCAAGATGCTCTGTTCATGTAATGAGTTTGGTAGGTTCTCATGCAAGAGGCGTTCGCTATAAGATAGAAAATAATAAGGCATATATTTTTATAGAAGTTTGGGGTGGAAATAGTTATGGAAGATGGGCCTCTACTATATTACAAAATTATGATAGTATAACAACTAATAATGCCAATACAACGGGTAATATTAAGCTAAAATTCGCATTTAATCAGGCTAATTCTGGGTTAACTGCTGCGAGTTATGATAATTATATAAACGCCGCATCATTGGCTGCTTCCCGCACCCTTTGGGGTCAGCCTTTCAACGGTACAGCCAACGTTAGCGGAGATATGACAGGTGTCGGTAGCATAACGATGAGTGGTGATTTGAAGATAGGGAACGGTACTTCTCCCAACACCATATATTTCTATGGAACGACAGGAGATTCACCGGGTGGCTATGACCATACGTTCATTGCAGAAAGATTATGGGGTGGTACGGAAAGTAGTGAACTAGTTCTGTTTAAAGGGAATGATATAGGTAACGGTAATGAAGCTGTAAATGTAAGTAATTCGGGTCCGGATAGAATACGCCATATAGCCGCTGCCCACCTGTTCCAAACATATACATCATCTATATCGGGTTCAGTGGAGAGCGTATGTACAAGTTCAGCCTTGAAAAGTTTATTTGGTATAGCAGCGAACAGGGTTACAAGTTATGTTCCGTTACAATCTACCGTAGCAAGAGGCACAGCCCCATTTATTGTGGCAAGCAATACTGTTGTGGGTAATCTTAACGCAGATATGGTTGATGGATTGCATCTGTCTGATTTTGACGGACGCTACGTAAAGAAAGCAGGTGACATCATGACGGGTGATTTAACAATGACCAATACCAAAGGATTTAATATGGGTTCGGGAACAAGAGTGGTTAAATCTTCGAGCAATTGGATTCACGGTGGCAGTGATGCAGCTTCCGTAGACGATGCAAATTTACGTTTTGGCTCTTGGCAAGGAATAGGCTGGTATCCCACAGTAGGCGGACAAACCGTTGCACAAGGGAAAAACGCCATGTGGCTGAATGTTAGAACAGGTGTGCTTAATGTAGCAGGTGGTATTAAAGAAAGTACGATATGTATAGGAAGAGTTAATAGCGCAGGCTATTATGATGCTGCATATAATGGAGAGATAAACAGATATGACCACCATTTGTTTTTACAGCACCATTCGGGAAAATACTTGATTATGTGTACTGGTGGTGGACTAGCAGGTATTGGTACTAATTCTCCGGGTGAAAAACTTCATGTTGCCGGGAACACAAGAACTGACGGGTATTTTAAATCCACCGTAGGCACAGGAACGCAGCCTTACCAATGCAATTCCACTACATTGAACACAAACTTGAATGCGGATATGCTAGACAATTGGCATCTTAATTTCTTACCTAGAAATTACAATAACACTAGAACTTATGCAGTACAATTTGCTCTAGGTAATACTGATAATAATTGGAAAAAGATATTCGCTTGTTCTGAATCGGGAGCCGGACCTTATCAGTCTGTAACGGTTTGGGGTCAGATATGGTATGCCTATGGAAATCATGCACAGTCAGAAGTATGGAATTATCACTTCTGTGCCATATTTTATATGAGAAGTGGCCCTAGTTCTTCTGATAGCAGTGTGGGAAATGTTGAAAATTCAGCACGCCTTTATCTCCCCACATTCGCAAAAGGAATGGATAACATTCGCCTTGTACGTGTAGGAACAAACAATTTTGAATTGCAGGTGCGTCAGATTGGTTCATGGAACAATGGGTACATACAATACCAATATAAGTCTTTTGGGTGCAATGTTTCTGCATGGGAAAATCTGCAATCCACGTCCAATACGTCTGTGGCTGTATCGGCAGGAGGTGCTTCTACATTGGCTGACAGTAGGGCTTCTAGTGCGGATGTGCTTACTACTTCGAGAACTTTGTGGGGCAGACCGTTCAATGGTTCAGCGAACATTGACGGGAATATAGACAATGCGGCAGTAATAACTTCCAAAGGTGGTATTTGGCTAGATTTAAAGGGTTCCTCAGGAGTTGCATTTTACGCAGGAGGTTCTCTTTGTGCAGTAATGAATACTACGGGAGTTGGAATAGGAACTAGTTCACCGTCACAAAAATTGCACGTAGCAGGAAATATCATAGCCACTGGAGCAATTACAGCCAAAGCGTCCTCTTCGGATATAAGGTTGAAAACCGATATTCAGGGTTATGATGCTATGGGTATTATCCGTAAATTCCGGAGTGTGAAATATCATTGGAATGCTATTGCCAAGGAAAATTCCGAAGTATTCAACCATGATAACTGGAATTATGGTCTTATCGCGCAGGATTTGCTTTCTGGCGGTTACACCCAGTGGGTAAAGGATATATTCAATGACTATTATACCATAGACTATGAAAGACTTATCCCTGTTGTGTGGAAAGGCTTGCAGGAAGTTGATGATGAAGTTACAAAATTGAAGAAAGAAATATCCCGGCTCAATAAGAGAGTTGAGGAGCTTGAAAAATCCCTGTGTGCATAAACAGGGATTGCTCTTTGCGCTTTTTGGATAATATTGTTATATTTGGAACAAATAAAAAACCATTATATGAAAAAGATAATTATTTGGCTGGCAAAAGTATTCCATGTGGAACTTCCCAAAGCGGAAGTAATTAAGGAATATAAATGGATTCCCCTGGATGGTAAAATTACTGGGAATGTTGTCATTGAGGGAGATGTATTGATTAAGGGAAATGTAGAGGTTACGGGTAATCTTACCGCTACCGGATATATTACCGCAAGGGGTTCGGATTCTGAAATAATTGCGCTTTATGAAGGGAATGTTTAATTTCGGGCTTCTTGGTATAAGAAGAGTTTTTGGAGGTGTGATGCCACCTAAGCCATCCATAGACAAATGGGTGAAAGAACACATGGTGTTCTGGTATGATATGTCAAAGCCTGTGGATACATATATTCCTGGCGTTACCTATGCAAATTCTTTTGTTAATGGTGGTGGAAAATTGACTTATGATAATACTATAAATAAGTGTACGATAACTCATACACCTACAAATAACAATAATATTTCATTTTGGCAAATAATTGTAAAACCGTTACAATATGTAGAATCTTATAAAATACGTGTAACAGGATTGCCAACAGGTTTCACCATTAAAGGAAGGTTAGGATATGATGATATTCAGATAACGTCTGATGGAGAATATGACATACCTGAATACAGGAACAGTAGCACAACAAACACATCTTATCCCGGATTTTATTTGGCAGGCGATAATGTGAATGATATGGATTGTAATATTGTGGTAGAAGAAATACCTACAAAACAATCCGTTCCCACAAACGAGATACTAAAAGCCAATCCATACCTGCAAGACCATAGCGGAAACAACAGACCGCTTAAATTGAACAATTTCCTATTTGCTGCAATGAGCGGTGTGGGTGGGTATGATATTTCTAGTACCAATATTCTACCCGATAGAGCAAATGTTACTGTTACAGATAACAGAATTATTCATATTACTAAAAAACTATCCACTACGGATAACATGGTAAACATAGTTCCGGCAAACTCTAACCCAACGCATAAGTTTAAGGTTACAGGTCTTTCTGATGGCAGACAAGTTAGTTTGGTAAACAGAAATGGCGGATTTTATACCTTTGACAACGGAGAACATGAAGTGACATTAACCTATCCCGAAGGAACCACTTCATTGTATAACGCCATAGGAGTTACAGGGGATATAGGAGATATGGACGTAACAATAGAGTTCCTGCCTAAATATCCCAACGCCCTAGTAACTGATGGGGTAGATGATTATGGGCAAATACAGAACTTACAGCATGGCGTTAAGGTGTTGTTTTATACTTGTAATAATTTTAGGTTATCTCAGATGTTATATGACCAAAGAAAAATCGGATATGATAATATACAATCTAGTTATTTTTCAATTTTTGCTGGGGCTAACACAATAGCCTATAATGCTCGTAATGTTGATGGAAAAACATATATTGATGGAGTATTAAATGAAACTACTATTGCAGATAATCTTCTTGGAAAGAAAACAATTATAACAATAGTAAATAATAGTGTAGACAGTGAAAAGACTGGTAGACCATCTTTCTTTTCAACATATAACAATTTAGGTTATTTCGCAAACCTAGCTTTCTACAACTCCATAGGATTCGATTCAGTTCCCACCAAAGAAACTGACGGATTCACCGAACAGGATTTGATAACTTGGGTTATTGATAATATGATAAATGGAACCCCTCAAAGCGGGGTGTTTCCCTATGTTTTTCCTCTAAAAGTAAATTGACATGGAATTTACAGTTATACCGAAAAGTGATTTGGGTGAAATATTTTCTCCCGAAGAAATAAGTGAGATGCGGCACTCCGTTGACGGAAAAACAATAATGCTGCATTATGAGAAAGTCATGGAGAGGATTCCCATGCTCCTTTCCGCGGATTCTGAAACGGAATTTCCATACCCTGTGTATGAAAGCGGCTCAAAGGAGTTTGAAAATCTTCTGGAATCTAGTAACTGGAACAGTAATAATGAATAAATATGGCACATTCTAATGGAAAAATAACCGCACCCGTAGGCATTGATGCTGACATAGCACCTGTTTTGGGTGTGGGAAGTTATGATTTGGGGTATTTATGCTCCAATGCTCATGGAAAAATAAACCCGTGGGCACGGTACAAGCCTGTACGTTACGAAAGTCTTGCACCGGGTGAAAATGAAAAATGGTGGCAAGGATGGGATGGAAACTGTGGTATAATGCCTAAAAGAATTTCAAGTTATCAGGATTCCGTTAATTGGGCAAATGGAAGTATGAACGGATGGGAATACACCCCACCGACAGGTGGTAAGTTTCCATTTCGTGCCTTAGATTTTGATGGGTATAATCATAAAGCCAGAGCACCAATTGGCAATTTCCTTGTTCCCTCTCAGGCTACAAACCAATTTACAAGTAGCTCTTTCACTGCTTCATGTACCATTATGATGCCCTCGGAAGGTTCCCAGTTGTTGGATGAACTTAACATAGGGGATATTTCAACCGTGAAGGACTGTTATTTCGGAATATACGTGAAACAACGTAGTGGAAACCAGACTAGAAGAGTTACCGCAAAAAGTACGATAGGAAGCGGTTACGCTATGGCGGAAATGATAACTTACGGTATGCCTACGGGAACTTGGGATGTTTATCCTTTCCTCTGTACGGCGATTCTTGAACAGGATGCTGCCGATGTAGCCAATAATTGCTATTCCATACCTTTATTGTCAAGCAAGTCAATCGAGATTATCGCTTCTTATGTCAGCATTACCGTACTTGCCGGACTTCTTCCGTCAACGGCTGGAAATACCACGGTTACTCTGAGAGTGACAAACCGTTCTTCAAGCACAATGACTTTCAAGAACAATGCTTGGTGGACGCGTTTTGTAAACAAGAATTTCAACGATTCGTTGATACTCGGAGAACAGACTGGCAAGATAGCCGATTTTGATGTTCCTGCCGGCACTACCAAGGAAATGGAAGTGACAGTATCGGTTTCATCCCAATTGGTTCAGGCTAAGAATGCCAAATTGTGGATAAGTCTTAATAGTGCAAGTTACATAGGTAGCTCCATATTTATGGTGGCTCCCGACCAATAAAATAATAAGTTATGAAAAAAGTGGATGTATTAATCAAAGGTAATCTCTGCTGCTCGGCAGCAGGGGGGGGGCTGATTGCTTGCCGGCAAATTCCCTCTGACTATGATGTAAGCGGGGCTGTCACTATTGAAGGTGACACCCGTTTTACTTCTATTGATGTAAAGGACAAGACTGTCCTAGTTCTGGGTCATATAACCGCTTTGGAGAAAGGAGGTAACAATGGCTCATTCTAACGGAGTGATTACCGCACCTGTCGGTATAGATGCTGATATAGCTCCCGTACTGGGAGTAGGTAGTTATGACTTGGGTTATCTTTGTTCCAACGCCCACGGGAAAATAAATAAATGGAGCTATATAAAACCTAAGGAAGCCAATACTCCAGACTTTAACAATGCCAATCTTCCGGGTCTTATCTATGATTCAGTAAACAAGACCATAGTATATGATGCCCCGAAAACATGGTACAGGGCATTAGACTTTGACGGTTACGACCATAACGCCAAGCCTCCTACAATAGACAATGAGCTTTTGCTTAATCCTGTAAGTTCTACTGCTGTAAGATGGACGCTTACAATAACTCCTTACTGGGCAGACCCTAGATATAATTGGGGGAGTATCTTAGGTGGGTTTACATGGGCTAACATGAAAATAAAGGTAGAAGTCTACAATAAAAACAATGTTCTTGTAGATTCCGGAACGTTTACTGTAAGCGATATTGCCGATACAGGTAGGGTTTCCTTGGAGTTATTAAGAAATGGACTGATAGTTTTTGGAGATACATTTATTTATCTTAAAGGGTATTTCTGCGACTATAACGGGAATGTTCTCTGTATGATTCCCAGTTCTTCTGACGGACTTGTAAAAAAGCCCATAGTTGTTACACAGAGTTTGTACATCTATATTGGAGAAACTACCGCCAATGCTTCGGGATTTGCTGTTACAGGTTCTCTTGTGGGTGGTGATGGAGGTACTTCCGCACAATGCCGGCTTAGCGTTACCAATAATACTTCCAGTAATTATGTGGCTTCCGCTGGTAGACCTTATGCACGATATAGGTGGAGGGCTAAAGACGGTTCCTATACAGGCTCATGGTCAGGAAATATATCCATGCCATCATGTGCCAACATACCAAAATCTTTCACCCGTATGGACACAGTGGATGCAGGAAGTCCACCGTCTTATGGAAATGTAACCCAATGGTACATAGATTATCAAGTAGTTATGTATTAAAAAGAAAAAGCCCACCTAATAAGTGGGCTATTTTTATGTATTAACGTATTCTGGGTCTGGACCGCTATCCTTTTTCATTCTAAGGATAACTGGCTTGATTCGGCTCCATTTATTAATCTTGCCATGGATGTTGGAACAAAGACAGGTAATAATTTGGTGATAACAGATTTAATTTATTATATTTGTGGAGTTATATAGGCACATTCTAAAGTAAAAATTATGGAAATTAAATTCAATTCGTTACAACAGGCGACTATCGGAGTATCGGGTAGTGATATTACCTATGAATGTACAGGTAATGCCAACATTTCTGGAAACGTCCTCAATACATTTGAAGGAGGTAACATTACAAAGAAAGGTGATGGAACACATCTTGCGACTTTCAGCTCTTTCAGAGATGGACAAATGAGTATAAATTTTGAAGGCGGTTCTCCGGAGGACTGGCCCAATCTTATAGAGGTTGCCAATACTTTCCTGTCCGATTTAAGAGAAAAGGTAGGCACTATTGATGTAAGTACAATGAAAATTTAAACTAAATATTGATTATGGCTGAAACTAAGAAAGAAAAAGGATTGACGCTCACAAAAGGAGAAACCATCCAGTTGGCTGCAACCTTAAAAGAGTTACATTATGGTAGCCTGTCCTCTGACGGGGCAATGAAATTATTGAAGAACACCCTTAGTGTATGCAAGGAACAGGATGCTGCCGAAAAGGCGCAACAGACTATTGTCAAAGGTTTCCGTACCGATGAATACAAGATGTTGAGCGAAAAGGTGCAGCAGAATGACGCTACGGAAGAGGAAAAGAAAAAATTCGATTCCTTGAACCGCACGGCAATGAACAAAATCAATGAACTTACAGAAATTCTGTATAATGAAGAGGTAACTCTTGAAATACAGAAATTCACCGATGAGGAATTTGATAAAATCCGTGAGGCTAACAAGGATAAAGTTACTAACGGTGGATTTGTCACCATTTATAAGTGGCTATGCTAAAAGGATTACAAAGCAGGTTTCTGTTGGTTGATGGAAAGTTTAACCTTACTTCCGGAGTTGAGAAGCATAAAGACAGCATTTGGTTTTATTGTGTGTTTGATACTTTTCGTATTTATGCTTCCGATTTCGGGGCAAAATTTGTCAACTTCTTACAGAAACCGGCTTCCTTTTTCGTAATGAACAGGACACTTATAATCGGTAACTTGCAGAAAGGAATCAAGAAATACATTCCCGGCGTTTCTGTAAAGACCATTGATGTAGGATATTTCGCCAATGACAGGACTGAATATCACTTGAAAATCGAATATACTTCCACGGATGATAAACAGAACAAGATTGATGATGTGACTTTCGTATAACCGGCTGTTGTGATTTGCTGTTGTGACTTGCTTCAAATTTAAATTATAACTTTACTATGGCTCAGACAAAGGAAGAACTTTTAAAATACTTCGCCAGTCTTGACGTGGCACGCTTGCAGAAATTGCAGAACTATTCCAAGTTACTCATAATTCCGGAAGAGGATTTGCTTTCAAATGCCACCATGTCACAGATGGTGCAGAAAGCCCACTCACTGGCTGATTCCCTTTTCCCAGAATGGACTGACCGCAGTGAATCCGATTTCGGGGAATTTCTAGTGGAGCTGTTCGCCATTTTTTCGGAAAAGGATTTTTGGTATCTCAACGCTTTTGCCAATGAAAGCATATTAAGAAAAATGCGTTCTTACAGCAACGCTTTTTCCAAGGCATCCTCTATGGGTTATCAGGCTATCACCTGTAAGAGTGCTTCGGCTAGTTTCAATGTACAATTCGTTGCCGGACCTGCTGCCACATATCACAGGGGCGACCTGCTTGTAAGTGTGGGTGACAGGAAATTCACCAACTGGGATGAGTTTTCATTGCCTGTAAATGCTGCCAGCACCACCAAACAGATTACTTTGCATGAAGGTACACTTTACGCGGAGGACTTCATGTTCAGCGGTTATTCGGTGCTGGTAAGGAAAGAGAATATTGATATAAACAGCATTTCCGTGGTTATTGACAATATAACCTACACACGGGTGAATAATTTCGGGTTCTCATCTCCCGAAAGCACACATTATCTAGTCATTCCGGAAGAGGACGGTTCCGTTGGGATATTCTTCGGTGACGGTACTTATGGAATAAAACCACCCATAGGAAAGGCTATCCATGTCGAGTACAGGAAATCAAGCGGTGCTGACGGAAACCTGTCTGTCCAGAACGCTTCCGTACTGGATTCCCTTGCATCACGCAGCGCAACTTCCGTAACCATGCTTACAGCTTCCACTGGGGGCACTGATGCGGATACATTTGCTGCCATACGTGAAAAGGCTCCTACTTATTTTGCCACGAAACGGGCTGTTATCAATGAGGAAATCGCTGAAAAGACACTCAACAATTTCCCGTTTGTACATAAGTCCAAGGTAAAAGTAATGGGTAGACAGGTAAGTTACATGGTTATTCCCACTTCGGGTAATGCGGAACTTAATTCTTCCGAGCTTTCCACATTGAATACGGAATTTGTTCCCTATGTTATGGGCGGTTATGAGGCTAACCATGCAAACAATCAGTATGTGAACCTACTTACGGCACTGGGTGCTACAAAATTCATAGTGGATGCCGTTGTCGCTCCCGGCTATGATATGGCTTCCATACGTAGCGGTATCTTGCAGGTGATAAGCGATGTCACCAATCCTTTGGTACGTGCGGAGTATGGAGTAGGCATAACCAAATCGGGTCTGGATATTCTTATCCGTTCCTCTGTTGCCGGAGTTCAGAACTGTACGTTCAAAAAACTTTCAGGAAGTTCGGAATCAATAATTCCCGAAGTTGTCCTAGGAGAGTTGGAGATTTTCAGTACAATTGACACATCTAAAGTGGAGGTAAGATTAAATGTCGTTTAAAAGTAACATACCGGAACAGGTGCTTGCACATCCCAATACGAAAAAGTTCATATCTGTAATGGACGGGGTTAATGAAGTGAAGTCGGATATCATATTCACTTCATTACGTGCATATAATCCGGCACTGCTTCTTGATAAGAACTGGCTGCTTAAACGTCTGGGTGACTATGGTGTGGATTTCATACCTATGGAGTTTCCATTACCTATTATACAGCAGTTTCTTCTCAATGCAGATATTATTCTTGGTACTAGGGGAAGTAAAAAAGGCGTTGAATTGTTCCTTAGTGTAATGACACTGGGAACAGTATCGGTAAACTTCAATTCCTTTTATGCGGACCCACAGGTATTGCTCCTTAACTCCCTTATACAAGGGCACATAGTGGGTGACAGTACAGACCCGAAGTTCTACCTTATAGGTAACTCGGATATAATAAATCCGGCGGTTACTTTTTCGGCTACAATAAACAGCATATATTTCGGTACTTCCTATAAGGATGTTATCGTAAATACAATAAAAAAGGTGCTTCCGTCATGGCTGGGTTTCAGTCCTAACAAGACCATAAACATAACAACCAATACGGCAAGCAGCTATTATTTTCATCCGTTACTAAATCCGTATTTTGTATGAGTGCAATTATAGAAAGAGCGTTCAATAAGACGCAGAAAATTATCCGTGCGGTTTTCAGAGGCTCCCCAAACCTTATAACCACATCTGATTTGAACCGGCAGTTTGAAAGCATGAGGTATCAGGCTGACCGTATAGACGAGCGTATCGGTGTGATTAGTGACCTTTCATTAAAAGTCGAAGTTGAGGATGATACTTGGACAATCACCCCGTCATTTACTTATCTTGAGGCTAAAGGGCTTTCTTTCAATCCAGAAAAATCAGCCGTTTCTTTGTTTAGTGAGAGTGGTGTTTATCTCTGCTTAACTGCTGATACTGAAACAGTTACGTATGCTTCGGACTTTAGCCATGAAATTGCCGGCGCATCATTTTCGGATGGTACTTCTATGGCTTCCGCAGACCAGTTGGTGTACAAGAACGAGAGCATAGTTGTTGTAAAAGACCCGTCCACACTGGATAATTTGGTAGCTGTTCTGGCACGATGCACAAAGGATGCAACAATCATTTATGCCATCCCCAACAGGTCTACCATACAGGACTATGTGAAATCGGTGGTTAATCCTCTGCTTAACAGGATAAGCCTTCTGGAAACCGCCATCATAAATACCGTTACCGTGGGAAGCATAATGATGTGGAACAAATCCCTTTTGGGAAAAGTCACCATCGAGGATATAAAGAACTCTATCCCTTACGGTTTCGTTCCCTGTCACAGACTTATGCTGGGTTCTGCCACAGCTAATACCGAATTTGCGGCATGGTCTGCCTACTGTAAGGAACTGGGATTCACGATAACAATGACCGGAGGTTCCACATATTCAATCAATTTCGCACAGATTTCAGGAGTTCCGCTTATGGACGGACGTTTCCCGTTGGGTCCTAATACTGCCTACACTTTGGGTTCTACCGGAGGTAATGAATCCGTTACGCTTACTGAGAGCCAGCTTCCACCGCATACCCACGTATATTCCGGAACAAACAAGGATGTCGGCAGGTCTTACAATTTTACCAAGGCTAACGGTAAATCTGGAACTTATTCCAAAACCCAAATTGCGGAAAATGGTTCGGGAGCGGATGGTAACGACAACAGAAGTGCGGCTTCCGAAACCACATCCACAGGTGATGGCGGTGCAGTTAATATAATGCCTCCGTATCTGGCGCTTTACTTTATTATAAAGATAAAATAGGTTTTTCCGGCATTTGTTTGTTTCAAAAACTTTTGTATCTTTGTATTGGTATTTGATGCTAATTCTACAGTTCTTTAAACTAAAGGTTGGACCCAGCGATGGGTCTAGCCTTTATATTTATATATCTTATATTATTAATAACGAAATTATTCACTCTAAATACTTATTGCGAAGATGGAAGTTGGAAGTAGCTTGATTTTAAGCAGTGCCGAAATAACAGCTTTGGGTAGTACGGTTGACGAGGTACTTGAATCATTAACCTTACCTAATCCCGAATATCAGAACAAGATACGTTTCGGACGTAATAAGAAATTCTATTCGTCCATACCCAAGACCTTGTGTTATGTATCACGTGAGGGTTCAAATTATGTTTTGCCCCGTTATTATTTCGGGGAACTTGGAAAATACGGTAATGAGGGAAGGGACATTTCCGGAAACTTCAAATTCTCATTACGTGATTACCAGCAAACTTTTTGGGATGAAAACAGGTGTCACCTTGATGAAAGTACAGGAATACTTCTTGAAGGTAAATGCGGTAGTGGTAAATGTCATGGTAAAGGAACTAAGATACTAATGTACGATGGTTCGGTTAAAAATGTGGAAGATATTGTTGTTGGAGATGAGCTAATGGGAGATGATTCCACTCCTAGAAAAGTTTTGTCTTTGGCACGTGGTCGTGAGGAAATGTTTAAAGTAGTACAAACTAAAGGCATTACTTATACAGTAAATAAATCGCATATATTGTCTTTACAATACAGACCTTGGGGTGCTAGGCAAGGTTTTAAAAGTAAGAAGGATGCCAAAGATTATGGTAAAGTGATAGATTTACCTTTAACTACTTACTTGTCACTTAATAAAACTAACTCCAAATATTACTATGGGTATTCTGTTCCTGTAGAATATCCGGATAAAGAGGTTCCTTTTGCCCCTTATCTTTTAGGTGCTTGGTTGGGTGATGGTGCTTCTAAAGAAGTTTCTTTCACCTGTAACTATAATGACAGAGCTTTGATACACTATTACCGAGATATTGCCGAACAATTTAATCTTAATGTTACTGTTCATAAACAATTTTCTAAGGGTGTTAGGAATAAATCCAATATCTTTAGATTGGTGCGTAAGGTAAATGGAGGTACTAATGGTTTGTTGGTTTTATTTCAATCTCTAAACCTTATACATAATAAGCATATTCCTACTATGTATCTGATAAATAGCCGGGAAAAGAGGCTTCAATTATTAGCTGGTCTTTTAGATACTGACGGGTGCTTAACGAAAGGAGGATTTGAAATTACTCAAAAACGTAAAGCATTGATTTTACAGATACGGACATTGTGCTGGTCATTGGGTTTTCGTGCCCATCTTTCTGTGAAACTTATAAAGAAGGTTCCCTATTACAGACTGTTTATAAGCGGAAATTTAGACCAAATTCCTACCAAACTTCCTCGAAAAAAGGCATCTCCACGAGTAATAAACAAAGACCCACATGTAACATCAATAACTGTAAAGTCTATCGGAGAAGGTGATTACTATGGTTTTATGCTGGATGGTAATCATAGGTACTGTTTGGAAGATGGAACAGTGACACATAATACGGTCATGGGATTATGGATTTCCCTTGAACGGGGAAAACAGACACTTGTACTGGTTCCTACTTACTACCTTGCAAAACAGTGGCAGCAGAGAATATCCGAAGCGACCACCTGTTCCAGTGTTGTAATAAACAGTTCGGATACCGAGATTCCCGTTGACAAGGATTTTACCATAGTTGTCATGGACTTGTTCTCATGCAGGGTTCTTCCGGAGGAACTGGTAAGGAATGTCGGTCACGTGATAATGGATGAGGCCCATAGAATCGGTGCTGAAACCTATTTACCTATCCTAAAGGAAATTCCGGCTAAATACCGTACTGCACTTACAGCTACTTTCAGACGTGCCGATGGGGTACACCGCATACTTAAATATCATTTCGGGCTACATTTGGTTATGGCTAACGAGTTTCCAAGACCTCATGTTTACGCAATACGTACAGGTGTTACCATTGACAAGATATTCTCCAGCAAGATTCCCCATGAAAGATTTTTCCGCTTCATGGATGAGAACGGTCTTAAATACCATGAATCTACGGGGGCTGTCGAGTTCAAGGCTACCGACCGGCTGAAAAAACTCATTGAAATGTGGCCCACAAAAAATGTGGAGAAACAGGAATTGCGCAGAGTTATGAAAAAGGCTACTGACCTTAGTTATCCTGTTATTGACGGTTATCTCAACGACCATTCAGGAAGAAGGAAACTTATGATTAATCTTATAAGGAAATGCCTTGACGCAGGAAGAACAATACTTTTCCTCTCCAAAAGAAAGGACACGCTTAAAGCCCTTACCACATTTTTCGCGGCATATAAACCGATGCTTATCGTATCTGAAACCAAGGAACGCACACCCGAAGAGGAAGCATATCTGCAAAACGAGTGCCGGCTTATATTCGGAGTGACACAACTTGCCAAGGAAGGTCTGGATATTGACCGTATTGATACTCTTATCATACATCTGCCTATGAAGGACACGGAACAAGCCATAGGGAGAACCACACGTATTCACCCAAGTAAGAAATACCCTTTGGTATTCTATCCACTGGATAATTGCCCTCTTACTTATGCCACATTTAGCAATGCGCAGAAGTTCTTTAAAATAAATGCCGATTATAAAGGCATCCGTAGTATTCAAACTATAGATACAGTGCTATGAACTCTCTTATGGTTATTTTCTTTTCAGAAATTCCGGAAAATGTTTCTGAATTTCTAAGGCTCCAAGCCGATTATGCCAAATTCAATTCAAGGGTTTGGTGTGTCAAGACCAAATTGGATACTAAAAAATTCAGGGATTGCCTACTGGAATACACTTATGCCGATAAGATTCCTGTGTTTGTAATCAATGTTACAGACGACCCTTGGGCATCTTCTTATGTAAATCTTGAACTTATGGAATGGGCACGGAAAATTTAATCCGGCATTTGGCAATATATTATATATTACTTATATTTGTTCCTGTTAAATCGTAGTAGTTTTATGGTAGTATTAAAAATTGTGCAGGAACTAACCAAGATGGTTATGTTCATTCTTCTTTGGGGTACTCCCCCACTTATGGCATGGAATTATGACTGTGCATTTTATCTTCTTTTATACATTGTTTCTATAATCGGAACATTTATTCTTTTCTCTCATTTTGAAAAACTGGAATATGGAAAAACCAATAAAACCGAATAGGCGTGAAAGACGTTTGTTGTTGCGAAGAGGTAAACGTGGTGAGGAATTTACTACGTATGTTGATAACAAGGGAAACGAGTTCGACTATAAAATCGCGGCTAAACTTTCCTCCTTTCTTAACATCATGTGGGGGTGCACTAAAAGGGGTTTCCCAGTGGTTGTTCCCTATCTTAGATATAATGCTTGGGCGTTCTATCCTTTCTTTTTTATACGTAAAAATGTGCGGAAAAATTTCCAGCAGTCACTTACGCTAATCAATCACGAAAGGATTCATGTCGTTCAGCAAAGGGATATTCATGTAACAATAAGCCTTCCCCTTGTGGTTCTTTGCTGTCTTGCCGAAGCATTTGGATGGTTCAATCCTTTTTATTTACTTTGTTGCATCCCTTTCACGCCTACAATATTATACGGTGCTGAGATGATACGTTCCTTTCATAATTTGGTAATGAGGGAAACGGTATCGGGTTCACCGATTACATTTGAAAAAGTCCGGGCTAATACTTGTTTCGAGCGTGAAGCCATAAGTAGAAGTACCAACCTTGACTATCTGATACAGAGAAAATTTTGGGCGGTAGCCGATTATTTCTAATCAAAAACAATAAACCAATTTTTAAATAACAGATATATGAAAAAGTATATTGGAACAAAACAGATTGAAGCAGAACCTATGACAAGAGG